GACATGATTCAAGTTGGTAATTTCTTCTCAATGTGTCTATTTTCAAAAGTGTTGCATTTCTTACCACAAGTTTATAATGAAACCGGTCTTTTGTGTCCACATGTTATCTCTGAACAATTCATCCGCAGACTTGGATTGCCATGGGAAGAATTTATGATTAACAAAACGATTATGCATACACCACTTGGTGAATACAAACACAAGAGTCTCTATCAATGAAAATGATTGCACATCGTGGTCTATTTGAAGGACCCGACAAAGGAAAAGAAAATCGTCCCAGTCAAATCCTATTGGCGTTGGAAAAAGGATATGACTGTGAGATTGATCTTTGGTGGATAAAAGACCAGTGGTGGCTGGGGCATGATGAGCCACAATATATGGTCAAAGAAGAATTCATCGGCAAACAAGGCCTTTGGCTACACTGTAAAAACTTAGATGCACTACACGAATTAATTGGTAGACCATTCAAGTATGTTTATTTTTGGCACCAAGAAGATGATTTCACACTAACATCAAATGATGTTATTTGGACATATCCCGGAAAAAAATTAACAAGCAAATCAGTTGCGGTCATGCCTGAAAGGTGTCCTTCCTATTGGGAATATATAAAGGGTCGAAACCTTATTGGAGTCTGTACTGATTATGTCGAAAAATTCATCTCTGAAACTAGCACTGTGTCTGTCGGGACAAGCTAGAAGTTTATTTCAAGCAAAAAACTACATTAAGAGAAATCTTTTAGATATTTACAATGTAGATGTTTTCTGCCATACATGGAAACCACAGGGTGGTATAATCCAGATGAAGATGTATGAAGATATAAATTTCATCTACGATCCAATATATCTGGCATACGATATGCCATTACCGGCAACAACAAACTCCGACATGTTTGTTCCGAATGCTTCACATCCAGCTAATTTCTGTACGTCAATGTTTTATTCAATTTATAAAGCAAACGACCTGAGAATTCGCCATCAAGTTTTAAATGATGTAAAATATGACTTTGTTATACGAAGTAGGTTTGACCTAGCACTCAATAAAGTCATAGACTTTTCTTCTCTGGAAAAAGGCAAAGTGTATATATCGAAAGACACTGATGGACCTAATCCATTATTGAATGACCAATTTGCCATTGCTGATCCAGACACAATGAATGTTTACGCTTCAACATATTTAAATTTGAGGCGCCTCGGTGTTCCTCTTTGTGGCCACGAAATGCTACATGAGCAACTACTAAGAAATTCTATACCAGTTGAACGTATTGATATTGACCACCCTTTTACGGATGGTAAATTTAACATTGGAAAGCATTCCTTGATTAGAGAAGATATGGATAAATGGGTGGATATTAAGATTTGGGGTTACTAAATAAGTAAAGAGTTGACCAAAGTGTGTTGACAGTCGCATCTCGGAGAGTAATAAATGAAACCCTTTAGACACTGGCTTAATGAAAGTTTCGGTGAAGACCACAAATACTCGGCACTAAAGCCACACCATTCCTATAAAACTTCAGATGGTCATGATATTAATGTTCATGTGTTTAATAATGTCCGCGGCAAACACGCGGTATTTTTTAATAAAGATTTAAATCAGGTAACCAAACTCGTACACTGGTCGAATGGATCAGATACACCATCAAAGTCGGACTTAGAAAAAGCGGGTTACGATTCCGAATCTTTACATGAAGAAGCTGGATTGACACCAGATTCCGCAGGAAAAATCTCAGAATACTCTGCTGCCATTCATATGTTAGGCCACAAACATAAAGATTTGGGTACATATGGAACTGATGAACATTATAAAGAAACTCAACCACACGAAGAAGCTATTCGTAAACTAGCCGTGGGAAAAAATGCACAGCAAGTTGGTATTAGAAAACGACATGGCCAAGAGATGGCTAGTGCCGCCTTAGAAGCAATAATGTTAAAACATGGTCCTGATGCAAAGATCACTGATGTTGGCCACACATCAAAACTTGGTGATATTGGACGTTTCACTAAAGGTAAACATAACGACTCGCAAGAAAATCCATCAGACATTGCAGTTGAAGTTAAAAATTCTTCACTCGCCAGAACACCTGATGATTCACACTATGAAGGTTTTTCGTTAAAATCGTCAAGTAAATCTAGTGCTATCACAGCGAAGAATCCTGCTATTGATATGAAGGGTATTTTACACCACGAAACCAGGGTGCTTGATTCGGAAAAAGTTTCCAGAGATGGATTACGAAAAGTACATAAGGCCATGGGTTATGGTGATATTTCTGCGGCCAATAGATCAAGAATACTAGACGTTGAAAGGAAGAAAAAGAAATCCGATCAAAAAATGACAGATTTGGAATCCACGGCAAACGAAAAAGCAAAACCAGTTAAAACAAAAATTTCATCGGAATTTCATGACCACCTATCACATTTAATAAATAATATTGGTCAAGAAGGTCATAATATGATTGGAAAAATGTTGCAGAATCATTTGACTCCAACAACAAGTATGCCTTGGTCAAAAATACATGCTAAAGGTGACACTTTAACTAAAGTACATGCAACTGTTACTTCAGGAAGTGAATCACCTCTGAATAGAGTGTTTAAAAATAAAAATTCGAAATATGCCGCCACACAACATGGTGATAGAGTGAGCATACATAAGGTTGAAAAAGACGGAAGTTTGACCACCTTAGCACACTATTCACCTAAAACTAAAAGCAATGCATTCAAATCGGACGTACATGGTTGGAACGTAATTCCAGCCAAAGTTCACTAATATGAAAACATTTAATATATTTTTAAAAGAGCAAGAAGATCCTGAAGAAGGAGCAAGCCGTCAGATTAAACATCTTACGCACATAGAAGATCGCCCACTCCAGAACGGAGAGAGTGGTGCTAAACATGCTATCGTTTCATTAACTGCGGCCGCGCAACATATACAGCAGGGTAAAAAAACTTCCGAACTTACAACAAAGTATGATGGTTCTCCTGCTATTGTGTATGGCCATCACCCAGAGACAGGTAAGTTTTTTGTAGCATCAAAATCAGCATTCAATAAGACACCAAAAATTAATTACACATCTGCTGATATCGAAAAAAACCACGGACACGCACCTGGTTTAGTAAAGAAATTAGGAGATGCACTAAAGCATTTACCCAAAGTTGCACCTAAAAAAGGTGTATATCAAGGTGACATGATGTTCTCACACGAAGATAAAACGCCAACAAAGAGTGGTGGTGTTTCTTTTCATCCAAATCCATCCGGCTTGACCTATACTGCACATGGAACACATGGTGACTCAGTTAAAAAAGCAAAGATTGGTGTTGTTACACACCTTTCATATACAGGTAAAGATGCGGGAAGCCTGAATGCTTCACATGAAGTTGACCATGAAAATTTCAAACCACACTCTGATGTATTCTCGGTTGATCCTAGAATGGATACATCAAAAGTACATTTCGGTCCTAAAGATCGTGCTGAATTCAACAAACACATTGCGGCCGCACAATCTGTGCATGATACACATGGTTCGGACATGTATGCAGGAACATCAACACATCACGGTGCCGGTGGCCACTTAGAAACTTATATGAACCACACTGTTCGTACAGGTGAAACGCCAAACCATCAGAATTTTTCCAATTGGTTAGAAAATAAGAAGAATAAAGAAATCGACAAGCTGAAAGTTGAAAAGAACCGAACTTCTAAACAAAATGATTTAAAAGATGAATTGGGTAAAGTTGACCGAAACCGAAAACACTACAATAATTTGTTTAAGATGCACCAGCATTTACAGAAAGCAAAAAATGTGCTCATTAATGTAATGAATCAGCACCAAGAGTTTCAACATGAACATGGTGGTGAAGCGGCTAATCCAGAAGGTTATGTCTTTCATCATGGAAAAGAATCAGATAAATTTGTTAATCGTGCAGAATTTTCCCGTAGAAACTTTGCAGGAATCAGAAACATATGAAAAAGTTTTTACAAAAAATAGAAGAAGACATGCAAACAAACAAGCCTGTTGTTATGGCTTTTGGACGTATGAATCCACCAACTATTGGTCACGAAAAGTTGGTTAACCGTGTTCAAGAAATCGCACACGATTATAATGCACCTCACCATGTTGTTATTTCACATTCTGTGGATGCTAAGAAGAATCCATTAGACGTTAAACGTAAATTGCTACACGCAAAACGTTTCTTTCCTGGTGCTAACATCGAATCTTCCAGCAAAGAAATGCCAACATTCTTGCAACATGCGGCTAGACTACATGCTATGGGTCATGACCATTTAGTAATGGTTGCAGGCTCAGACCGTATTCCGGAATATGAAAAGAAACTCCACCAATACAATGGTGAGGGTCCAGGTAAACTTTACAACTTCAAAAAGATTGAGGTAAAGTCTGCCGGTCACCGTGACCCCGATGCCGAGGGTGCAGAAGGTATGTCAGCATCGAAAATGCGTGAACATGCAAACAGTGGTGATTTTGCTTCTTTCCGTCAGGGTATTCCACCACATGTGCAAGAGAAACATGCCAAAGAATTATTCCGTGATGTTCGCAAAGGTATGGGTATACACGAAAACGTGAACCACGGAATGTTCAAAGCTATTTTTATTTCTGGTGGTCCAGGTTCAGGCAAAGATATTGTTATACGTGAAGCTATTGCTGAACAAAATGCAGTTGAAATTACTTCAACGACAGCAATATCAATTCTCAACGACAAACATAAACTCTATGAGTTTTCACGTGACACTCGCCGTGAAGCAATCCGCCAGCGTCAGCCTTTGATTATCACTGGTACAACAAACGAACAATACAACATTATTGCCATTCGTGAAGAACTCGAAGAACTCGGCTACGAAACTATGATGGTTTTTGTTAACACAACAAATGAATCATCAAGAAAGCGTAACGAGGGCCATGAAAGAATGATGGCTGAATCTGTTCGCCAAGAAAGATGGGAAGTAACACAACTTGTTGCAGAGAAATTCAATCAGGAATTCAGAAAGTATTTGGAGTTTGACAACTCTATCGACTTGAATGAAGCAAATGAAATTGAAACGTCAGAGAAAGAGGAAGACATTTCTATCATATATGAAATGACTAACTGGTTCTTTGATACCCCCGTTGAGAATGAAATCGCCGAATCTTGGAGGGTTAGGCACAAAAAACACAACATCAATAAGATGTTTGAAAACTTTATAACAAAACCTACATTAGAAAAGGGATACAAAAAATATGTTTCAGAAACTAAAACAAATAGCAAAGCTGTTCTTGCCGAAGGACCAAGTTGCACCTGTGGAGACAAAGCCACATCCTCTGGACGGTCCGACCAAAAAAGCGGTTCTTACAAACGCTACAGACTTGCCGACAACATCTGTCCAAGTTGCGAACTTGTCAGAAGACAAGGTAAGCCAGACGACATTAAAGACGGAGGAATTACCTCAAACTCCAGCTACACCTTCAGAACCTACGAAAGCAGTAGCCCAACCATCACCACCAAAGGTCCAGCAAAAGAACCCCGCTTCCAGCAAGACGCAGACAAACAAAAATCCAAGAGGCAGAAAACCTCAAACGCCGAAGCAGGCAAAGTCTTAAAGGTGGCAGGTGTATCTCCCGAATATGATACACGTGGTTCTGGTACAGTTTATCCAATGGCTGGTCTTGGTCAAGTGACATATAGAGAACAGACTGAACATAAATATGATAGTACCGCAGAGGTGACACGCAAATCTTTCAATAAGTTTAGAAAAGAATCAATTGATTCTCCTAGCACAGAAATGGGAGTCACCGGTGGCTATTACGGACCATCGAATAAAGAACCAATGGATACTCTGAATAAGATACCCGTTAATCCTCCAACAAAGAAGAAAAAGAAATGATAAGTTTCAAAAAATTTCTAGAAGAATCTGCCGCTTGGAAGCGCAAAGAAGGTAAAAACCCAGAAGGTGGTTTGAACCAGAAGGGTATTGCTTCCTATCGTAGAGAAAATCCAGGTTCTAAGTTATCGATGGCTGTAACTACGCCACCTTCCAAATTAAAACCCGGAAGCAAAGCTGCCAATAGAAGAAAATCATTCTGTGCTAGAATGGGTGGAATGCCAGGTCCAATGAAGGACGAAAAAGGTAGACCAACTAGAAAAGCATTATCACTACGCAAATGGAACTGCTAATTTAACGGAGACACAAATGTTCAACAAAAACGTATTCACCCAAACCGATGTTGTTGCTGACCTCATCAAAGATATCAATGAAGCCGATTTTAAGGCTAAGATGGAAGCACTCAAGGGCAATCAACACAAGATTGATAAAAATAAGAATAATAAGATTGATGCTCACGACTTCAAAATTCTTCGTGGTGAAAAGAAGCCAATGAAAGAAGAAAGTGTAGAAGAAGCGAACAATCCTTTCGACTATAAAAATTACAAGAGTCAGATTCCTACCAAACCGGGTGAAAAAGCTGGATTTGATTCTAAAAAAATCTCCACAGGAACTGTTTATAGCAGGAAGCCTGTTAAAGATGATGAACCAGTGAAAAAAGAAGAAATTGATCCTGATAAAGTAACGACAGATACACTCGCTGGTCGTGTTAAAGGTAAAACTTCTAATCCATTTGCTCCAAAGAAAGTGATGATAGACGTTGCAGGTAACGTTAAGGAAGAAGTTGATGAACTTGAATTTACTGCGGAAGATATCGAAAACTTTATGCAAACTGAAGAATATGAACAGCTTGATGAACTAAGCAAAAACACTCTTAAGCGTTACAAGGATGCTGCTAATAAAGATTTTTCTAAAAACTTTCAGCATGACCAAAACTTCACGGGTGTACATTCTGCTTTAAGAACAGCAATGGCAAAAACCAACTCTGGTACGGGAGGTTTTGACCCATTAAAAGGTAGAAATAAAAATCCTTTACGTAAACATGATGCAGTACAAGCAGGTTTAAAGACAGCCGCTGATGCAGTGACCGCAGCTAGAGCGCCATTTAAACATAAGATGAAAGTTAGAAATCAAGGAATACATCGTGCTGTTGCTCGTCTAAACAAAGAAGAAGTTGAACAAGTTGATGAACGCACTCTAACTAAAGGTGAAACTGGTGAAAAAGAACGTATCGTTAAGGGGATGAAAAAATCTCTTGCAGGTTTCAAAGAGCGTTACGGTAAAGATGCGAAATCTGTAATTTATGCAACAGCAACGAAGGCCGCTAAAAAGGACTAAGCAATGAGCAAAGCTGGTAAATTAGTCAAGGATATGTTGAAGGCCAAGAAAGAGTCTGTTATGGGCAAACTTGGCGATTCACCATACGAGGATCCAATGGAGCCTTGGTCTGCAAAATATGCACAACCCGTCAAAGAGGAAGCCCTAAATGAGGACGGCCTTTTGATGAAGTACATCCGTTCACTTGGATTCAATCCAGAGTTTATGACGTTTGCACAGCGTTCTTCATATGCACGTTCAAATGCATTCAAGCGTTACAAAACCGGTCATACTTTTGACCGTGATAAGCAAAATCTGAAAACAGAAGAAACTGAACAACTCGATGAAGCAGGCACAGGTCTTCTAATGTCTTTCATTAAGTCAAAGGGTTTGAATCCTTTGTCTATGGACGGAAATCAAAAGAAAGCATACTCACGTTCTTCAGAATTCAGAATTTTCAAGATGCGCCACATGAAAGAAACCTCGGGTATGGGTGAGCGTGGTGATGATTGGAATGAAGAAAAGAAAGCAGTGAAAGAAGCGGTTGATGAAAAAGATACCGTAACAATGGACATTCCATTGTTAATTCGTGTTCTGGAGTATGCACGTGAAGATGCAAAGACTGATATGGACCTACACAAAGTTGTAGAGAATCTAATCAACATGCGTGGTGAAGGTGCATTGTCTATGGACATGTACAATAAAATTGTTGCAATCAAAGAGGAAATTGAACGTATTGATGAATTGAAACCAACTACACTTCAAAGTTACAAAACTGCCGCACACAAATCACTCGGCGCAAATGCAGTGGCTCGTCATGCCGGTGAAATTGGCAGTAAAGAATATCATGCGACAGCCAATAAGCGTTCTAAGGGTATCAACCGTGCCGATGCGGACAAACGTTTGGGTACATATGCCGACAAAACTCCTAAGAAGTTGGATATCAGCGCATATGGTAATCAGATTCAAAAACAATATCATTCAGAAGAAGTTGAACATATCGAGGAACTTTCTTCCGACCTTCTTGGTCGTTACAAGAAAGCCGCTGGTGCTCAAGCATCTGCCGCTGATAAAGCTGGTGATGTTGCAAAAGGTAACAAACGCTTTTCTGGTATAATGAAAGCTACTAGAAAACAGTTTGATAATGATGCTAAAAAAATCAACGAACTGAAAAATCAAAACGACAATGGAGAACTTGATAGTCACATCACACGTGAAGACTTGCGTAAGTGGTTCAGCAAGACTGATCCAGAAGGTGATTGGAAAAGAATCAATTCAAAAGGTGAGGTAGCAGGTCCGTGCGCCAGAGAACCAGGTGAACCAAAACCAAAATGCATGTCAAAAGAAAAACGCTCTGAACTCAGTAAGAGTGAACGTGCGGCCGCTGTTGCAACAAAGAGAAGACATGATCCAGTTGCAGACAGAGCAGGCAAGGGCGGTAAACCCGTTAATGTTTCAAATTACGGCAAGGGTAAACTCAGTGAAGAAGAAGTTGATGAAGCATGTTGGGACACTCACAAAAAAGTTGGAATGAAAATGAAGGGTGGAAAAATGGTACCCGATTGTGTTCCAAAAAATGAAGAAGCTGAACAAATGGACGAAAAAAATAGTCCAACGAATCCAGCACTTTGGTCGAGAGCAAAATCAATGGCACGTTCCAAGTTTGATGTTTATCCTTCTGCATATGCAAACGGTTGGGCATCTAAATGGTATAAGTCAAAAGGTGGTGGTTGGAAGTCTGTCAAAGAAGACGTTGTGCAAGAGGGTATTGGTGGCATCGAAGATTCACCAATGTCAGCTACAAATTCCGTCAAGGCTATGGAATCGGAACACCGTAAAAAGAACATGAAATCTGCACGCATCATTAAATCCATCTATAAAAAGAAGGGTAAAAATGAAAGCATGTATGATTGGGAAAAAACTGATAAGGGTGGTAAATTACCCACAGCCAAAATTACATTACAGGGTGGCACTACTATGACAGGAAAGCCACGTGACACCGTTGAAATCGAGCCTGTTCTTAAGACCAGACCCAATTCACAGAAACAATAAATAGTAAATAGAATTCTTTCAAGGAGAAATTAAAAATGTCAACAGCTTTCTGGACAATGACCGATGCAAACACCGGCGTACCAATTTATGCAGGCACCGCTTTAAACTTAGCACCAACACGTGCAAATGCTAACGTAATTTTTGCTAATGCTAACGTAGCACAAGCATTTTCTGTGGCAGTCGGTGTTTATGGTGTCGATACTGAAGAAGCATCAAACACACAAGTAACACCTGCCGCAACGAAAATGGCACATGCTGGTTGGGTTCAAAGAACCGCTGGTATGGGTCCTGTTCTTTCTATCAGTGCAAACGCAGGCGCTTTTGGAACAAACAGTTTCGTAACATTCTCTGATGGTGGTACAGGTAACACAGCCGCTAATGCAACAGTCGCTGTTGCACAGAATGGTGCAGTACTATCTATCACTATTAACACTGGTGGTCTATACCTGACTACACCTACAGCAGTTCCTGTTTCCGGAAATGCCGCATTCACAGTAACAATGGGTGGTCGTGCTAATCGCACACAATATGAAACATTGGTTGCGGCAGGCAGTATGACTGGCAACGGCGCAGTTATTATTTAATATTTGGGTGGCGTAAGTCACCCATTTATCATTATGATCGATGATTTGACAGAAGACAATTTTATGATGTATGCCATGAAGGCATATAATTCACCACATTATGTCATGAGTGAATTTGAGGGAGATTTGAAACGCACGAAATATCTAAAAAGACTTTTCAGGCGTTACAAAATCACAAAGTCTCTTAAAGAACGTTTAATATTAAATCATTTGATTTTGCTTTATAATGTATTTGGTGCAGAACCAGCAACAAGGATATTGTTTTTTAGAATTGATGAAGTTGATTATGATGTTCTAAAAACATTTTTAATTTATCTAAATTATATGCCAGATTCAATCAAAGGTATAAACGGAAAAGATATAATTTCTTCCGATATACTTATCGATATGAATGTGGCTGAGATACTAAGAAAGATATGAAAACATTCAAGCAATTCATGTTGGAGGACGGTGCCGTTGGTGGATCTACTGGACCGTCCAATGTAGTCTCCACGGGCGCCATCGCCGGCACGGGTGAAAAAGGTGGAGAACCTGGTGTGAATTTGAAAAAGAAAAGGCGTGTCGTGATGGCACCAACATTTACACGTAAGACTCCAAAGATGTAAAATGTGGATACTTAAGTGGTTACCTTTCTGGTTTTTTTATGCCATACTTGCTATAGGTCTTGTTGGCCTTGCTGTAACCTACTTACTCAGATTCATTCCACTTCCAGCAATTTACATTTATAAAACACCCATACAAATTGGTTCAATCATACTCATAGTGTTGGGTACATACATGTCCGGTGCCATTTCAAATGAGGAAGCGTGGTTAGCCAAGGTTAAAGAACTTGAAGCAAAGATTCAAGCGGCTGAAGTTGAATCCGTGAAAGAAAATGTAAAGATAGAAACAAAGGTCGTGACAAAGACACAAATTGTCAAAGAACGTGGCCAAGATATTATCAAATATGTCGATAAAGAAATAGTCAAATACGACACAAAGTTTTTACCTGGTGGTGAGTGTGAAATTCCAAAAGAATTTATACAGATGCACAACAAAGCGGCAGAGGCACCAAAATGAAATATCTAACCATTTTATTTGTTGCACTACTCACTGGTTGTTCCACCACAGTTCCAGTTGTTGCAAAGTTTCCTGAAGTACCTCAGCATTTATTAGTAAAATGTCCACAATTAAATAAAGTTAATGATGAAGCGAAACTAAGTGACATTTCAAAAACTATCACCACGAATTATACTGAATATTATACATGTGCTGTGAAAAATGATGCATGGATTGAATGGTATCAAATACAAAAGAACATTTTTGAAGGATTAAAATAATGGAACTAACATTACAACAATTAAAACAACTACTTCCAAAAAATCCATATGTTGAACATTGGCATGGCGCTTTGGCACAATTATTGCCAGATTATGAAATCAATACACCACAGCGTATAGCCGCATTCATTGCACAGTGTGCCCACGAATCTGGTGGTTTCACTGCACTCAAAGAAAATCTAAATTATAAGCCAGCTACGCTACGTAAGATTTTTCCTAAGTATTTTCCCGATGATGCAATCGCTAACGAATATTGCTCACGTCCAAATAAGCAAGAAGCTATCGCAAATCGTGTTTATGCAAGCCGTATGGGTAACGGAGACGAAGCATCAGGTGACGGCTACAAATACTGTGGTCGTGGACTCATTCAGTTAACCGGTAAACAGAACTATACTTGGTTTGCCGCATCACTACATATATCTCCAGATGAAGCCTCAGAATATCTTGCTACATTTGAAGGCGCCGCACAATCGGCCTGTTGGTTCTGGGAAACAAACAACCTGAATCAATGGGCAGACAAAGGTGATATCGTTACACTCACGAAGCGTATCAATGGCGGAACGATTGGTTTAGAAGACCGCATCAAACACTATGAACATGCTCTACATGTATTAGGAGCATAATATGAACGACAAGAAAATGTTTAAATGGTTAGCACTTCTTGTTGTACTACCACTTGCACTAGCTATTTTTGGTGGTGATAGATTCCGTTATCCATGTCAAGACCCAGAAAATTGGGATAAAAAGATTTGTCAAAAACCAACATGTGATGTAACACGAACTTGCATTGAACACGTGTTCAAAGGTCAACGTGATCCTAGATTAGGTCCTCCAGAAGAACCACAAAATATATTGGCAAAACAACAATTAAATGCGGCAACACCAAGTTGCCAACCAGTACAACAAGGAGCAAATTGTGGAAAATAATAACTTAATGTACACAGAAGAACAGTTGATGGCTCGACTGAAGTTCTTCATTGGTGTATGCTTATCTCTAACATTGACAGGTATTGTTTTTGTTGTTCTTTATTCTTTAATATTTGTTACACAACCACTCAATGCAATCTCTCCAATCGACCAAAAGTTTTTTGAGTTGATTGTGCCTATCGCCACATTCTTAACTGGTACACTATCGGGTATCATGTTAGCTGGTGGCTCAAAAGAAGAAACTGAAGCCAAAATGGCATTGATGAAACAAGCAAGCGAGAATCAAGTTCAAGCCGCTAAAGCAACGGTTGCACAAACACCAGCCGTTTCACAATCTTCATCTTTCCCATCAATGGGTGCAATGGGTTCAAAAGTTGAACCAGCATTTTCATCTATGGGTGCAAATGGTGGGTACATGACACCTGCGCCAGTTGCAACATCAGGTGTTATGATGGGTTTCGGTGGAAAACTAGCACCACCTCCAGCACCACAACCTGAACTATGACTTTCTTAAGAAGTATGTTGAGTGATGGTCATAATGAATCTTGGAGTTCCAAGAGAGTTATAACCTTACTCGCTTTTATTATGTGTTCTGCCGCTTTTATTGGTAATGTGTTTTTCGGAAAGACTGTCGATTCGGCACTTTTCGATAGTATGATGTATATTGTTGTGGCAGGTTTAGGTTTTACTGCATCAGAGAAATTTGCAAGTCACAAAAAATATTAATTTTTAGGAGTTTAAAATGAAAAAGTTCATAGCGTTACTTTCACTTACATTGGCAACAACACTTTCTTTTGGTGCTGAAACCGAAAAAGTTTGCATCGATAAAATGACCAAAGATGGAAAACCTGTTCTAGATAAAGCAGGTAAGCCACAACAAGAATGCAAGACCATCAAAGTTCATAAGAAACTTGAAGGTACCAAGGTTCCAGAAAAGAAGTAAATCATGGCAACTACAACAGAAAGGCTTAGTATTGTTGAGACCAAGGTAGAAAACATCAATGAAAAAATTGATGTACTTAAAGTGGATGTCAAAGACATGCACGATTGTCTCGACAAAACCCGTGATGACCTAAAAGGTGAACTTGAAAAGATGTATAGTGCTTCTTGTGAACAACATGCCGCTTTGGCCAAGGACCTTTCCGAACTTAAGAAATTAAAAGACAAATGGACTTGGATGATTGCCGGTGGCCTTGCTGTTGGTGGCTGGATTGCAGGACATTCGGAAAAACTTCTTTCACTTTTTTGAAATAATTACCACAACTGGTCTTGCACTCCAGGTAAAAATGTGCTATAATGACAGAACCTTACATTATGATGCGTTGTTATGTCCGTTTTTATTGACCGAAAATATCTCAAACTTCTCTCGCCGAAATTAAACCGGTTCACTCAGAAAAAAGAAGACCTGTTTAATTTCCGGTGCCCGTTCTGTGGCGACTCACAGAAACACCTACACAAAGCACGTGGTTATGTTTACCGCAAAAAGAATGACTACTTTTATAAGTGTCAGAATTGCGGTGTTGGTCATACCATGTACAACTTCATCAATCTACTTGATGCAAACATGGTAAAAGAATATTCCATGGAACGTTATACGAACGGTGAAACTGGAAATCAAAACTATCCAAAGCCTGAAAAGCAGGAATTGAAGTTTGAAACACCAGTGTTCAGAAAACGGAAAGAAATCAATTTACCAAAGATTATTGACCTTCCAATGGATCACTATGCCGCAAAGTATTGCATAGGACGAAAAATTCCAGAGGATACATATAATACACTATATTATGCACATGACTTCAAAACCTTTATCGATGAGTTACTTCCAGACCACGATAAAGATTTGAAAGAAGATGATCCAAGACTTATTATCCCATTTTACGATATTGACGGTACTTTATTGGCCGTGCAAGGTCGTTCACTCCGTGATTCGAAGATACGCTACATCACAATTAAATTAGCCGAAGAAAGTATAAAAATATTTGGCCTCGACAGAGTAAACAAAGAGGAAAAAGTTTACGTTACAGAAGGTCCAATAGATTCACTTTTTCTTCCTAATGCCGTTGCTACTGCTGATGCTAACTTAGCAAATGCGGTCAATTATATACCAAGAGAGAAGTTGGTTCTAGTTTTCGATAATGAACCTAGAAACAAAGATATATGCAAATTAATGGACAAAGCAATTGAAAATCACTTTGCAATTTGTATTTGGCCGGAGATGATGCAAGAAAAGGACATTAACGATATGATTCTGTCTGGTTTTACCAGTGATGAAATCGTTGATATCATTAACAAAAACACCTTTGTGAATCTGAGAGCAAAGATGGAATTTATTCAATGGAAAAAAGTATGAATGTGAAATTAATTAATTATTCTCAAAGTCCCGATGGTATGAATCTCTTGGAACAGGTGGCGTTTGCCGCACGTGTTTCTAATCCATCGAACCAAAACAATTCAGACACTGCCGAGAAGCTGGTGCGTTATCTGATTAAGCACCAGCATTGGTCGCCATTGGAGATGGTCTCCGTGTGCATGGAGATTGAAACCACACGTGACATTGCAAGGCAGATTCTACGTCACCGTAGCTTTGCATTTCAAGAATTTTCACAGCGGTACGCACGTGCGGATGACCTAGGCTTTGAACTACGTGAAGCAAGATTGCAAGACACAAAGAATCGCCAAAATTCTATTGAAATGGATTTGATGGCCGATGAACAGCGCCAGCTTGCATATCAATGGGAAAATTTGCAAAATGATTTGTTGAAACGTACAAGCGATGTTTACAAATGGGCTTTAGATAAGGGTATTGCAAAAGAACAGGCACGTGCCGTATTGCCTGAGGGTAACACAAAATCCCGAATGTACATGAACGGAACTCTCCGTTCCTGGGTACACTACATACAACTCCGTTCAGGTAACGGAACACAAAAAGAACACCGTGATGTTGCAGTAGCATGTGCAAATGCAATTGAACCAATTTTCCCAATGATTAAGGAGTATATCGATGGACAGCCGTAATGATGTAAAAACTTTTATGGATGCATGTGACCAAAAAGAAAATAATTATGGACCGCAAGCAAATCTCTACGTTGATTTAATCCTTGAAGAATTCAAAGAATTGATGGTCGCATTTGCTAATAGAGACATTGTTGAAATTGCTGATGCATGTGCAGATTTGAAGTGGGTCATTGAAGGTCTTGAACACACGTTACAAATTCCACAACAAGAAGTTTGGGATGAGGTGGCCAGAAGTAACCTAAGTAAAATCTCCTCGACAGGAAAAGTTATTAAACGTGAAGATGGAAAAGTATTGAAGCCCGAAGGCTGGACACCACCGAATATTAAAGAAATTATAAAAGGTTAAAACTATGGAATATATGGGCATCCAAATAGATTTGGAAAAAGATAAACTGTTTGACGAATTGGGTATCAAACGATTAAAAGAATCATACATGCGTGATGATGAAACATCACCACAACAGAGGTTTGCATATGTATCATCATCTTTCGGTTCTAATCCGGAGCATTCTCAGCGTTTGTATACTTACGCCTCTAATCATTGGCTTAGTTATTCTACTCCAATTCTTTCTTATGGTCGTAGTAAGCGTGGGTTACCTATTTCTTGTTTTCTCAACTATGTTGAAGATACTGCGGAGGGTCTAGTTGATAATCTTTCTGAAACTAATTGGCTGTCTATGTTTGGCGGCGGTGTTGGCATCGGCTTTGGGATACGCTCGGCGGATGATAAGTCTACTGGCGTTATGCCTCACCTCAAAATTTACGATGCCTCTAGTCTTGCGTATCGTCAAGGACGCACTCGCCGTGGCTCTTATGCTGCCTACCTTGATATTAGTCATCCTGACCTTATTCCCTTTTTAGAGATGCGTAAGCCAACGGGTGATCCAAATGTCCGTTGTTTGAACCTCCACCATGGAATTAACATCACCGATAATTTTATGCAAATCATTGAAAAGTGTATGGTCGATCCAACTGCAAATGATGACTGGAAACTGGTGGATCCACATTCAGGTGAAGTGCGTGAAGTTGTATCCGCTAAACACCTCTGGCAACAAATTCTAGAACTACGTATGCACACGGGTGAACCTTACATTCACTATATTGATACATCTAATCGTGGAATGCCACAGTTCCTGAAAGATAAGGGTTTAAAGATTCACCAATCGAACCTTTGTTCAGAAATTATTCTTCCTACGAATGAGGAACGCACGGCTGTGTGTTGTCTATCTTCTTTGAACTTGGAGTATTATGATGATTGGAAAGATAACAAACTATTTCTTCGGGACGTGGCTGAGATGCTCGATAACGTCTTGCAGTTCTTCATTAATAATGCTCCTGATAGCATATCAAGAGCGAGATACAGTGCTAGCCGTGAGCGGAGCATCGGTGTTGGTGCTTTGGGCTTTCACGCATTTCTCCAGAAAAACAACGTTGCGTTCGAAGGAGTAATGGCAAAAGTTTTAAATAATAAGATTTTTAAAAATATTAGGGAGAAACTAGATGAGGCGAATCTTCAACTCGGCACTGAACGTGGTGAAGCACCCGATGCCGTGGGCACTGGCAAGCGTTTCAGTCATGTTATGGCTATTGCTCCAAATGCTTCTTCGTCTATCATTATGGGAAATACTAGCCCTAGCATTGAGCCTTATCGTGCTAATGCTTACCGTCAGGACACTCTATCGGGCGCATTTTTAAATAAGAACCGTTGGCTAGATAAAGTCATTATGAAATATTTGGATCCAAATGATTCAGCATTGACACCAAAAGGTGAAGATGAGTATCAACAAATTTGGTCTTCAATTATTGCTAATGATGGTTCTGTACAACATTTGACATGGATGGACGAAAACACTAAAGAAGTTTTCAAAACTTCCATGGAAATTGACCAACGTTGGGTGATTGAACATGCGGCAGACCGTCAAGTTTATATTGACCAAGCACAATCTTTAAACGTGTTCTTCCGTCCAGATTCCCACATCAAATACATCCATGCCATTCACTTCTTAGCATGGAAAAAAGGTGTGAAAACCCTTTATTACTGCCGTTCAGAAAAATTGGCAAAGGCTGATAAAGTCTCCAAGAGAATTGAACGTGATGTAATCAAAGAGATTGATATGACTGCAATTGCAGAAGGTAATGACTGTATCGCCTGTGAGGGTTAAATGTCACACATAATTGCAAACTTACCTGCCGTTAAATGTTTCATTCGTAAAGAATTTCTTTATGATTTTGAAGAAGGATTCGGTGAATTTGTCCCTTGTTGGTGGATAAGTATTAAATCTCTAAGGGGTCAAGCCTTTAGGATCGAATCTTATTTAAATGAATATGGCGCACTTTATGATAAGTTGCCGATCAGTGCATACTGTTGGAAACCTATTGAGGGTGAACCATTGCCATTAGATTATTTACAACTATGGGACTGTTTAAGTTATGATATCACGGTATTGAAGAAGGCGCAACTTCAATCCATGAAATGTAAATTTAAATTGAAAAATGGTGGTTGGATGTATGGTGAATATATGTTCACTGTAGATTCTGCACATTCAGATTTTAATACTATAGATACTGGCTTCTCTGAAGATATTGAGGACCATAAATCATATAATTTTATTAAATGTGATAATGGACAATTTGCATGTCAGCCAAATAATAGAATGATTGTGTTTGAACCCTCTAGTAATCCTAGGGAATTAAAATATCCGGATTTTAAAGTATCAACCAAAAAATGGTCTGTTGAAACCGAAGCCAAATGGTCTCTTGGTGATACAGACACTTACATGTACGAAAGAAAAGAAAAATGAAAAAAATAATAACAATAATACTAGCACTTTGTATAGTACCAGCATTTGCACAAAAAGAAAAAGCAGGTGTAACTTATGATGCGGTATTGACAAGAGTTGTGGATGGTGATACAATAGCATTCCAGGCTAACTGGTTGCCAGATCCACTGAAAAAAGAATTGAGTATTCGTGTATTTGGTGTTGATACACCTGAGAAAGGCCATCGTGCATCTTGCCCAAGTGAAGACGCACGTGGACAAGCGGCAACTGCTTTTACTAAAGCACAAATCAATGCGGCACAAAAACGCCAAGTTGTGTTGATGGCTTGGGACAAATATGGTGGTCGTGTACTCGGTGATGTTTTATTGGACGGTAAGAGCCTACGAATGATGTTAATTAACAACGGTTTCGCACGTGAATATTACGGCGAAGCCAAAACCTCTTGGTGTGACAAATGAAAAGAATTTTAAGATTTACGGCATCTTGGTGCCAACCTTGCAAATCAATGGCGATGCAATTGGAAGAATGTAATACAAATCTTCCTATCGAAGTTATTGATATTGACATCCATACAGAATTAGCAGTAGAATATGGAATTCGCTCAGTTCCAACATTGGTCATCCTTGATGGAAATGTTGAAGTCAAAAGAATGACTGGTTTAGTAACAAAAGAAATTTTGAAGAATTGGATAGAAGCATGATTAAAAAAATGACTTCTAAACTAACAGACGAAAGAAATCATTTTAAGCCATTCAATTATCCTTGGGCTTATGATACATGGCTTAAGCATGAACAATCGCATTGGCTTCACACAGAAGTGCCAATGTCGGAGGATGTAAAAGACTGGAAAAATAAATTATCAGATGAAGAAAAGCAATTTCTAACACACATCTTCCGTTTCTTTACACAGGGTGACATTGACGTTGCTGGTGGTTATGTGCGTAATTATCTTCCATATTTTCCACAGCCAGAAGTTCGTATGATGTTATCTGGGTTTGCCGCACGGGAAGCACTTCATATTGCCGCATACTCACACCTTATTGAAACACTCGGTCTTCCGGAAACAACATACAATCAATTCTTGGACTACCAAGAAATGAGAGACAAGCATGAGTATTTAATGGATATATCATCCCGTAATAGCACAAAAGAATCCACAGCAGAACATATTGCAGTGTTCTCCGCTTTCACTGAAGGTATGCAGTTGTTCTCCTCATTCATTATGTTGTTGAATTTCCCACGCACCGGTAAGATGAAGGGTATGGGGCAGATTGTTACTTGGTCTATTGTTGATGAAACAATGCACGCCGAAGGAATGATTAAATTATTCAGGACCTACATAGAAGAAAATAAAGAAATTTGGAATGATGAACTAAAGAGTAAGATTTACACAATTGCTGAACGTATGGTTCAGCTTGAAGATAAATTTATTGACTTAGCATTCTCTATGGGTGCTATGGAAGGTTTGAATTCAGAAGATGTTAAGAAATACATTCGTTACATCACGGATCGCCGCCTTATCTCTTTAGGTCTGAAAGGTATTATGAAAGTCAAGAAGAACCCGCTACCATGGGTTGAAGAAATGATTAATGCGCCTACACATACAAATTTCTTTGAAAATCGTGCAACAGACTATGCCAAAGGCGCCACAACAGGAAACTGGGGTGACGTTTGGGCAAATTAAGGAGTAAACATGTCGGAGAAACTAATAACAGCAGAATGTGGAGAATGCGAATCAACTTTTGAAGTTGCATTTGAAGAAGATTTTGTGTCAGAAGAAAGCCCGTCCTTTTGCCCATTTTGCGGTGAAAGAATTGAAGTCCTCAACGAAGAATATATAGATGATGAGGACTTTGATGAGAACGAGGAATGGAAATAAATTGGATATACAAAGACAGTGAATTTACGGAACCGAACATTGGTGACAATTATGGTTTCGTGTACGTCATAACACATTTAACAACCGGTAAAAAATACATAGGTAAAAAGTTTTTTTATTCCATAAGAACTAAAGTGATTAAGGGTAAAAGAAAAAAGATTAAAGCATTTTCTGATTGGCAAATGTATTATGGTTCAAACTCAGAATTACAAAATGATGTACAGGTTCACGGAAAAGAAAACTTCAAGAGAGAGATAATTCACCTATGTAAAACAAAAGGTGAATGTGGTTATCTTGAGGCTAAAGAACAATTTGACAGATGTGTATTAGAATCAAATGATTATTACAACGCATGGATCATGGTGAAAGTTCGAAAGACACATATAAAGGCATTCAATGAGCGAATCATGGCAAGCATTAAAGACTGAACCATTTGATGGTATAAACTTCTATCGAAATGATGATGGCGATTTAGAGATTTGTGGCTTCCAATATAAAGACGCCGGTGAAAAGGTACCTGGAAATTCCAGCGGAGAATTGTATGATATCATCATTTTTCCGGAAGATCCACCACAAATGCCGGAAAAATTTCAGGCAATCTTGACTTCACCTATTGACTATATTGAAAATATGTTAGATAATGGGTTCTTGGGGTTGGTTGCTAAAACTACCACAACGTCAGCCGAATTCGTTGATGGTGCATTTAATTCACTCAGTGAAAGAACGGCAGAGTATATTGAATATTATGAAAAGGAAATGAAAGATGTTTGATAAGTATGAATTGAAAGAAATTTTGTCCAATACCGTTTCTACGGTTGTGTTCACTAAAGTTGATGGAACGGAACGTGAACTAAAGTGTACACTTTTGCCAGAATATCTACCACAAAAACCTGTTGTAGAGGGGCAACAACTTTTGACTGAGGCCTTGCCAAGGAAAGAGAATCCTGATACACTAGCAGTATGGGATATGGAAAGCAACGGTTGGCGTTCTTTCCGAACCGATTCTGTTAAGGCTGTTACCACACATGAGACACGCATCAGTTAAAGATTTTGAAAAAGCACTGGCAGGCGGTGAACCGTCTTGGAAAAATGGCGAAAGTTCACTGTCTACCGCATTGAATTGGTATAACTATCATTCAGATTCAAAAGAAAGCAAAAAGTTCACGCTTTCTTATCTCAAAGAAATTGGCGCACCAAAAAAAGAAATCGAATCTGTCGAAAAGATTTCCGATGCTGATTTTAAAAATTTAGGCTTTGTTTGCCGCATGAAACTCCGTGGTGCACCGCTTACGGAGAAAAACGAACAATGGATTTTCACATTCATTGAAGAACTCAAGAATAAATCACCAGTTAAAAAAGAAGTTGAAGAAACTGAACCTAAGGTTGTGGTTTCTATTCAAGAACGTGTGCTCGAAAAAACACGGGACTACATCGGAGAAATAGAAGGCTCAATTGATGATTGTTTCTTTGTACGTGACTTTAAAACAGTTTTTGATCCATATGATTTGATGCGTTCTTTGGACATTAAAGGTGCCCATACGAAACACATCCTTCCTGTTTATCAAAAGAAACTGGAAGAAATCGAAGAAGCAATCAAGGGTAAAGATGAACAACTTGTTGAAGGTTATTCTTTCCTTTCGAAAAAGGAACTCAAAGAATATGCTTCATTACTGAAACGCATTATCGAAGATTGTGCAAGAATTGCACATACGGCAAAACTCACACGTGCTCCTAGGAAAAAGAAAGTGAAGCCTGTTGATAAGGTCATTGAAAAACTACAATTCAAAAAGGAAGACAATGAATATAAGGCCGCTTCTATTAATCCTGCTGATATCATTGGTGCGTCACAGTTGTGGGTATTTAACACCAAAACAAGGAAACTTGGATGCTACAATGCAACGGATGCCGGTGGACTGAATATCAAAGGTACAACACTCATTAATTTCAATGAAGAAACCTCTGTTCAGAAAACCATCCGTAAACCGGAAGTTGTTTTGCCTGCAACATTGAAAGCTGGTAAAGTTGCACTAAGAAAAGTTCTCACAGACATTAATGCTGTTGAACAAGCCTTGACAGGACGTATAAATTCTGATATAATCCTTCTACGAGTAATTAAATAAGGTATAAAATGATTCTCATTGATTTGAACCAGGTTTTGCTATCTGGATTGATGGCTCAAATTGCTGGTCAAAAAAACGTGAAACTTGAAGAAGGTTTAGTTCGCCACTTGGTACTCAATATCATTCGTGGCCACGTTAAACAATTTCGCCAAGAGTATGGTGAAGTTGTGCTTTGTTGTGACAATAAAAAATATTGGCGCAAAGAATTCTTTCCATTCTACAAAGCCGGCCGTAAAAAGTCACGTGAAAAGTCCGACCTCGACTGGCACCTCATTTTTGACATCCTTGGCAATCTAAAGCAAGAACTCAAAGAAAACTTTCCATACAAAGTCATTGATGTTGATGGTGCAGAAGCCGATGACATTATCGGTACACTCACACCAATCTATGCCGGTGGTGATAACAAAATTCTCATCCTTTCTTCTGATGGTGACTTCCTACAACTTCAAATGTACAAGAATGTAAAACAATACAATCCTGCACAAAAGAAATATATCAAGTCTGAAAATCCTGTAGCAGAACTCAAAGAGAAGATTATCAAAGGTGATAAGGGTGATGGCATTCCAAATGTGCTTTCGCCTGCTGATTGTTTTGTTCGTGATTTAAGACAAACACCCATCAATAAAAATCGACTTGATAAATTATTGAATGAAAATTATGGCGACTGGGAAGATGAAAATGCACGTATTGGTTTCTCCAGAAATCAAACACTGATTGACCTACGTCAGATTCCCGGTGATATTAAAAATTCGATTATTGATACATATAATAACACAAAGCCGGCTCCACGTTCCAAGTTAATTAATTACTTCATGGACAAGAAGCTGAAAAACCTAATGGAAGTAATTGAGGAATTTTAATGAGAAAAAATGTTTATGAAGTGTTTGATGAATTTGCAAAAGCAGATTCGAAACAAGATAAGATTAATGTACTTGCTAATAATTGGACACCAACACTAAAATTGGTGCTTCAATTGGCATATCGACCTGAAATGGAATGGAAGTTTAAAGATTATCCTGAAAGATATAAGAAACCAGATACAAAACCTGGAATCTCTTATGCCTCACTTGATACTGAACTTAAACGACTTTACATGTTCCGTGTTGGTAATGAAACCGCCGAGAAATTGACAACAAAACGTGCGGAAGAAATTCTGATGGTTTTGTTAGAATCTCTCGAACCCCGTGAAGCGGATGTTGTTATTGGAATTTTTAAGAAAGATTTGGGTGTTAAAGGATTGACTTATAAGTTTATCCATGATAACATTCCTGATGTACTATAAACTACGGAGTAAAAAGAAGTGGGAAAATTTGTTCCTAAGTTTCGTCCTTTTGACGAAGAATATTCTAGTGAATATAATTCAACAAAGGAATTTAATAGAAACAAAAAGCGTAAGAAGGAAGCGGCAGAATTACGGAGAATGCGCCAGCGTCAACATGAAGATGAAGATTATGGACATCTAGCTAAACGCTACAGTAAGTTGTAAAAAAACAACAAATGACTTGACTTTTATCTATGGAACGAGTATAATACACTTATTCGTTTTGGAGATATATTATGATGATATACGTGAGACAAGGAAAATCCAAACCCAAACTCAAACCCAAAAAAGAACGGGAAGAATATGAGGTTTGGTTGGCTAAGCACCAGGTTCCAACAATCAAAAAGGTTGTTCCGGCTGTCAAACCTTGGGTTTACAGTTTAGGTAAAAATGTGCGTGAAACACCAAAAATTCCATCATTGAATTCCTCGATGATGGACGGCGGAACTCTCAAACCTAAACAAGTTTATACCGGCGACAAAATTTTAGGTATTGGCACTCTCCACAAGTCCAATGCTGTTCCTGTTTTTTCTGTGGAAGAAGCACAAGACATGGCAAAGATGCGGAGATAAAAATGAAGATTTTAATTAAGATACCAAAACCAGTTTGTCGTACCCCTATCAAACCTGCACAAAAACACAGGATTGATGTTAAGTACGTCCGTCAACCTAAGCACCGCCAAAAGGATAATTATGCTTACTGAAAATGAAATGCAAGAAATCACCGAAAAGTTGGAAAAGATGAGTTATGAAGAAATTATGGAAACTTTAATGCATGTGAATCTATTGGTCGCAGAAAAACAAAATAAAATCGTTTTTTCCGAGTTTGATTATGTCCAGTGATACACAAAGACTCGCAAAAGCGATTATTCAGAGTGATCCTGAGTTGGCAAACGACATTTACTTTGCATTAGACGAAGAATTAGTCAAAAAACGACAACCTTGGCAAGAATTAACGGATGTTGTGCATCAATGGGTAAATCCGAAACCTAAAACTTATGGTCCAATGTTCATAGAAGACGCCGGAGACGGTTCCGGAGACGGAATTCTCACTTTTCCACCCGAATTAATTGCGGAGACTGGCTGGAAAGAAGGAGACACACTAAATCTCGAAGTTTCCGAAGCCGGAACATTAATTATTACGAAAAAAGAGTAATTTGTCTCAAAAAAACAACACATGACTTGACATTTCCTGTCGGTATGATATAATACATACTACAGACTCACAAGGAAACACATGCTAGTTGAATCAAAATCAAATCTTGCACGCCTCATGGCTACGGAAAACCTGATTGTCGAACAACGTCAGGTTCCGACAGCATTTTTCGATATCAAAAACCGTGTTCTCACCGTTCCTGTTCTGAACGGCAATCTATCCAACGAAGTTATTGACCTTTTACTCGGTCACGAAGTTGGACATGCACTAGAAACGCCTGAAAAAGGCTGGCACGATTCTGTCGTTGACCTCAAAGTCAATCGTTCAATTCTTAATGTGTGCGAAGATGCACGTATCGAAAAGAAAATCAAACGTAGATTTCCTGGTATTCGTATTTCCTTTGTAAAAGGTTATCGTGAACTGATGGAGATGGACTTCTTTGGCACTGAAGGTAGAAATCTGAATTCCATGAATTTCATTGACCGTATTAACCTTTACACAAAAGGTGGTGCGGCTCAAGGTATCGATTTTACTTCCGAAGAATATTCTTTGGTACGTGAAGTTGAAGATGCTGAAACGTTTGAAGAAACTCTGGCAATTGCCATGAAAATTCAAAAGTTTATGAAAGAACAATCCAAAGAACAAAAATCCAAACCACCAAAGGTCGAACCTGGTGAAGAAATGTCACCAGAAATTGGGAACACAGGACCTACTGATTTTGATTTTAATGAAGGTGAAGACCAAGAAAAAGGTGTCAGTGAACCAAAAGAAGGTGAAGCCAAAGAGGCAAATATTGAAACACAACCTTCTGGTAATGCCGAAGAAACCGAACAAGATATTGGTTTAGATAAATCTGAAACACCAGAAACTGGTGGAACTGGTTCTGCCGGCTCAGATGATGTAAAGATTGAATCTGAAACAGACAATGCTTTCCGTGAAAAGGAAAAACAATTGTATTCCGGTGAAAACCGTAAAGATGTGATGTATTCAAACATTCCCGAGATTCTTATTGAGAATATTGTTGTTGACCACAAAACTCTGATTAAAGAAGTTATGGAACACAATACTGATCCAATCCGTAAAGAATGGTTCAACGAAGATAAAATGCGGGCAAACTTCAGTAAGTTCCGCACCGAATCTAACAAGGTTGTTTCTTACCTTGTGAAAGAATTCGAAATGCGTAAAAATGCTGAACAACAAACACGTGCAAAAGTCTCCAAGACTGGTGAACTGAATCTTTCAAAAATTCACGAATACAAATTCACTGATGACATTTTCGCTAGGCTCACTAAAGTGCCTAACGGTAAGTCTCATGGTCTGGTGATGTTTATCGACTGGTCTGGTTCTATGTGTGACCATATGTCACCCACAGTAAAGCAACTTTTGAACCTTGTAATGTTCTGCAAAAAGGTAAACATTCCTTTTGATGTATATGCATTCTCGACTTGCCAACTTCTGAGCCAAGAAAAACTGAAATCACAGAAACTGAAAGTCGGTGACTTGGTTGTCCACCCATTTTCACTCCTGAACATTCTTTCACACAAAATGAGTGCGAATGAATTCACCAAGATGGCATCATATCTCCTTGATTATGGTACAGGTCGCCGTGGTACATGTTCAAACATGGAACCACCAGAGATTCTTCAACTTGGTGGAACACCACTGAATGAGGCAGTCATTGCCGCATTCAAAGTTATTCCGAAGTTCAAGACAGAAAACAAACTTGAAATTGTGAACAGTGTGTTTCTGACTGATGGTGAAGGCTCTACGCTGTATGGTCGTATCGATGCTGTTGAAGGTGAACGGTATGATTGGTCTTCAGTTGATTCTAATTGGAAAATGAGAAGTTTCTTCCGTGATCCGATTACCAAAGCATCAGTTGAAGTGACTGAGTGTTCTGGATATGGTTCACGTGGTGCGGCTCAAACAACTGCACTCCTTCAACTACTCAAGCAACGTACAGATGCAAACGTGGTTGGTTTCTATGTTGCAAAAGTACGTGATGTTCGTCATGCACTTGTAATGTATTCACCGAAGTCGGAAGAAAGTAAAATCGATCACCGTGTGGCAGAGTTCCGCAAGAACAACTTCACGTATCTAAATAACGTTGGATACGATGAATATTACTTTATCCGTTCAGATAAACTGGACACTGACGAAGATGACGAATTCGAAGTTACTTCAACGACAACCCGTGGTCTTGTCTCTGCTTTCGCAAAGTATACAAGCAACCGTGTCTCAAATCGTATCGTGTTGAACCGCTTCATTAACTTGATTGCATAATATGATTAAAATTTTAGATGATGTCCTTTCTCAGGAGTTCATTCAACAACTCCTAGCATGGAACGAGGAGACAAAGGCTGGCGATGTTTGGGCATCAAACCAAATGAAATGGGTTGATGTTCTGAAGTATGCTACGAACGGAACGATTCTTTCACGTGCGCTCTCTGATGAATGGAAGAATCCAATTTACTATGAGTTAGTCAACCGTGGTAAGTTGGATTACCTTCCACATTCTTCTGCGGCCATCTTTTACGTTGGATTTCAGACCTCTTGTGTAAACTGGCATCCCGACTATGCAGACTATGATGCTATGTCAATTTATCTCAACAAAGAATGGGATTCGAATTGGGGTGGTTGGTTCGCATGGACAGAGGAGAATAAGGGTGTTGATGAATATGGTTACAATCCTAAACAAGGTCAGTTCTATTGTCCACAGTATAACACTGCTATTTACTCAACAGAGAGAGAATGGCATTGTACGACACCAACAGCAACGTCAGCGCCACCTAGAATTTCGATCCAGCTTTTCTTCTCTAAGAAGCCATGACGGTTCAGAAAAAGCAATTCAAAGCCGCACTTATCAAGTATCGTCAAGCGAACATGGAGAATGCAGTCTGGTTTTGGATTAATCCGGGTTCCGGAGCCGCACTCTCACCAGAGTTTGAAACCCAAGAAGAAGCCGAAGTTTGGTTTGAAGGTGTGGTATCTGTACACGAAGAAACGTATGATTTTCTTGATCGCATTAAAAACGGAAGATTCTACAAAGTAAAAGGTAGAATTGACGTTGGTGACGTTATTTCTTCCAAAAAAGCAAACGATTGTCCATTTACAATGCACCTCGAAGATGATATACTTGAATTAGAAATTCTTGCGACCTCCTTTAAACATGCTAAGGAACGTGCCGAAGAATATTTTGAAATTCTAGAATGGATAGATTAAAATGATTAAAACAAAAACAATCGAGATATTTGAAAGTGCTAATCGTGATTATCCGAAAGAAAATACGATCTACACTTCAGAACAAATGAAGTATGGCTATACACAGAAAGTAATTGAACTCACGTTGAAAGAAGCAGTGAGTGCCGTGGAGAGAGCCGACCTAAGGGATAAGACATATACGACCTACGATAAAGACAACCTCGAATTTTGTAGGTCCCAAGTCAAAAAAGAGATTGAAGGCCTGTTGAATGACCCTAGCTGAATACTTCAAAGAGAACAGGTATAAACCGACTTTCGAGATGGGTGAGCGAATTTCCGGACGCCATGAGGGCATACCCTTTATTGGAACGGTAGGGAACGACACAGAAATCTCTAAGGAGGAAGGACCAAGAGTATCAGTGCATCTCGACCTTCCGTTTCCAAAGACGAAGAATACAATCCTCATAGTAAAGCCAAACACAATAAAGAGACTGAAAAGCTATGACTAAAAGATGGAGTATCACCTTCCCGGGAGAGTTTGGACAAGATGTTGTGGAGACATGGACAGAGGAACAAATCCTGAAGTCCTACTACACGTATTGGTCAACCAAGATGATTCAGAATGGTTTAGAAGCCGATATCTCAAAAGAGCGTTGCATCGAAGACTGGTGTGTAGTGCATTGGGCGTGGGAAAATAAATAGAAGTGTCAACACACACCATAGGGAGATAACGACATGTCAAAGACCACAGTAAGAGCAGAAGGTGAACACTTCATTGTAGACTACGCAGACGAAGAAAAAGGACTGTTTGTACAGACTGGATACTTCACAACAGAAGAAGCCGCACAGGAGAGAGCGAATATCTTAGAAACGCAAGAATTGATCGGTTTAGAAGACTTAGCTGGAGATGTAGCGGAGTAATAGAGAAGTGTAGAGAAACCGTAGAACGGTATAGAAGGAGTCCGAGAGTGACTCCTTTTTTTTCGAAAACCGTGTAGGGGGTCCGGAGAAAATTCCAGAGGGATGTGAAAGTGAAAAATTCGAAAATGTGCTAGGGGCCCCAGAAAATAAATTTAGGGAAAAAAGAGTTTGGGCCATAGCACAAAATTACTTACATAGTATTACCTTTAAGGTACAGTGCCCCAGATTTTTAAGCGCAAAAAAAGGCGCCTAAGCGCCTCTCCCCACCAACTGGTGTCCAACCTTTAACCTGGTCTCCAGTACACCAGGTCCAGCAACACAACCACCACACCTAGCACCAGCACCACCTTGAATGCAAGGTCTTCCCACTTATTTTCTGAAAACATAATGATTCCTTTCCTTATACCGAATGGCCACGGGCATCCATCATTTCCGAGAGGATGAATTTAGCCACGTTCAACTGTTTACGGACTGCCTCATTCCGACCCATGGCACCGAGTTCCTGACAATCGGACAGGATGGACATGACCACCATCTCCAAGCCGGAGAATTTAGCGGTGATGGAGCCCATGTACTGGCTCCGGATATCGGCTTCGGTCATGCCGTAGCACTTGGTCTCAAAATCAGTCATTAGTATTACTCCTTACTTGTTGGTCGAAACGTATACCAAGGTGCTCATAACCTCTTTTTTAGCCTTGGGGCTGAGGTGGCAGAGTGTACCAATGAGACCCTCAAGGTAGCCAACGGTGTAAGAGTTGGCGGCGTGGAGTTCCTCGCCACGGGCGAATTGGCGGTCCTGAATGGCAGCCACCAGTGCCTTGGCCAAGTCTTGATTTGTCATTTTGTTTCCTTTCAAATTCAACATGGATTGGATTATGGCGGAAGGGCGTGAAAATGGCAACCTAGAACCTTAGTTCTCCAGCCACGTACTGGATCAATCCAGGAGGACCATATATTCTCGGGCATAATGGCGGCGAAACCAATCCAGTCCTTTTTGCATTCTCTTATAATCACCGACCATTTGGCAACCCATAATGGTATCATATACCGCCACGGCCTCTGGAGATAATGTAATGGATTCTCCTGAGAATGGATTGGTTATAACCTCATTTTCAGTGCCAACCATGCATTCAAATGGGAGCTTGATTTTGGACATAATGTTTCCTTTCAGTTTAAACGGATGCCATCATAATGGCGGGGTATTTTACAAAACCAGTGGTATCTTTTTTGGCTTTGCCTTTGGCATATAAGCCGATAATCGAGCCTTTTGGATCCAGAAAACGGAGGTCCGACTCATCGCCATTAAAAACTGGCATACTCAGATAATCGGCAGGCATTGGGAGGGTTTTCTTAATACCGAATACCACTGCCACGTTATAACCTTGGGCAATTGCCTTGGCTACGTCCGTATCATTACCATCGGCTGCCGAGAATGTCAGAGAATAGTTTGGATAATCGGCGATTTTGCGGCCGAGAATCTTGGTATAATCATAGAATTGTAATTCAGGGAATGCCATGAAAATGTTTTTATATTCCACACCATTACGGACTGCGGCATACTTTTCAAAGGCCAGGTCCGAAGTGCCATTAAGGCGAATCACTGGGACCATATTGATTTTGGCGGATTGTTTAATAGCCAATTCAATATCTTTGACCAAAAGGCTCATGAATATCTCACGGTCTTGGAAAAACATTTTGGTTTTGCGGATTCGAGCCTGCTGGATAACGTTGGTGGTTTCACCTTTTTTGAACATGCCACCACGTCCTGCGAGGTTCAGGCATGCCACCGTGCAACCTTTGGTCCGCTTGGCGCAGGTCTCATAACCGGACAGGTCGGCTGGAGCGAGGTGCAGGATGTAGGTATTGTAACCCTGAGCCATGCCTTTGAGGACCTTAGGGTTGCCAGTGGAGAGTAAATTCATTTTTTGACCTTTGCTTGATTGTATGACTGTATTATACCAGAACCAGCGGGAATGGCAACCATCCTTGGAATACTTGACCGGATTGGTCAACCTTTGGCATGGTTCAAGCCAGCATTCCGCAGGTTGGTACCCTTGGCTCCAAGGTTGGCAACCGAATACTTGGCACCAGCCGACCAAGTCCGTTCCGACCTACGGGGGCGGGCAGGCTTGCAAATTGTAACCAATACACCGTCCAGCAGGTATTGGGCTTGGACCTTGCGGTCGGTTGGTTGAATTGATTTTATCATGGAACGGAGTATACCAGAACCAGCGAGAATGGCAACCATCCTCGGAATGACCCACCGGAAGGATGGAGAACTATTTGGTTACTTGCCAAACCGGCTGGTTCTGGTATAATGGACCTATTCGAAAGCAGGACTGGGGTGGACACGGAGGCTGGGCGTTATATTAATAACCCACCATTTTGGTCGACTATTGCAAGCATGGTTGCCAAACCTGCTGGAACCTGTAGAATCCACGACATGATGAACAAAACCTACACCGCCGAATACCACGACAAAACCATGGACTTCCGTGTGGTCCGCTGGTCTCCACTGGTGAATGGTGTCCGCATGGGCACCTCCATAGAATCATTTGATTCCGAACAGGAAGCCATGGAAGTGGCGGCCATCCTGAATGAGGGCGAGGCGTTGTACCTGTACAACACTCAATCCTGCGAATTCGATTCTTGACCAATCCGGTCAAGTATTGGTTGACAAACCTACCGAAACCTGTATAATCCAATCCATATTGTGAAAGAAAAGGAAAGAAAATGTCCCGTTTAATATCTGAGCGCACCGCCTATGCATGGTTTGATGAGATGCTGGACGACTGTGAAGGTCCGGTGGAACTGTGCGGTATGACCTATTCCGCTTCCGAGGTCCTGCGTGAGGTCGACCCGGTGGCATACCGGTGCTCCTTTAACGACTACGTGGATTCCTTGACCGAGGAAGACACCTTCGTGGAAGGTCTCACCGAGGATGAGATGGAGTCCGAGGATGAGGATGACGGTCAGCCGGACGAAGCCCAAGAGTGGGCGGATTTTGACCCTGAATGTTGACCTGTCCGGTCAAGTATTGGTTGCCATTCTAAGTGGTACCTGTATAATCCAACCATTGTAAAGAAAAAAGGAAATTATGATTGAAGTCAAGTTCGTAGGTGGCAAATACGTGGCCAACATCAACGGCAAGGTGGTCAAGCGTGCCAAAAAGGAACACATGGACTATGTGATCCGCAAGGCTACAGGTGCCACCGGTGGTGCTCCTGTCAATGTGAAGGAGTCCCGCTTCACCATCAACCAGCGGTTCGGTTTCGTGTCTGACATGGTCGCCATGTTGGTGAAAGGTGACCAGTCCTCGGTGGTTGTATCTGGTCCCGGTGGCCTTGGCAAGTCCCACACCGTCACCAAGGCACTGAATGATGCCGGCATGAAGGACGTTACCCTCCTGGATGAATTCGAGGTCGGTGGCAAAATCAACACCACCAAGTCCTACCGTGTTATCAAGGGCTACTCCACTCCAAAAGGCCTGTACCGTACACTGTATGAAAACAAGGACGGCGTGGTTGTTTTTGACGACTGCGATTCCGTGCTGAAGGATCCAGTGTCCTTGAACCTGCTCAAAGGTGCATTGGACTCCTACTCCCGCCGTGTGATTTCATGGCGTGCAGACATGAAGGATGACGAACTCCCACAATCCTTTGAATTCAAGGGCCGGGTGGTGTTTATCTCTAACCTGTCCTCCGATTCGATGGACCAAGCCATCATCACCCGTTCCATGGCTGTTGACCTGACAATGACAACCGAGCAAAAAGTGGAGCGTATGCGCCACCTGGTGTCCCTTCCTGAGTTTATGCCAGAGTATTCAAAGACTGAAAAGTCCGATGCTCTGGACCTGATTGACAACCTCCAAGATGAGGTGAAAGAATTGTCACTCCGTACACTCATCCAGACCACTAAAATCCGCAAGTCTGCTGGTGCCAAGTGGAAAGACCTTGCAGAATACACCATCTGCGGTTAATTTAAAGGAGATATTATGACGAACACACAAGCATTTGGTTGGAAGTATATGGTGAATTGGTTGGCACGGCGTGAGCACCGCATTCCTGATATTACATTCACCGCCCGTACAGTATACACTAAATTGAAAGGTTGATGATGAGCAAATTTAAAGACTTGATTATCGATATTGAATCATGCATCACCAATGGCGATGCATTCGAGGATATTATCAAATTCGTGATGACCTCCACTGGTTGTGGCGAAAGGATGGCCACGGACCTGGTGTTCGAGGTCGAGGGTAACCTGTGCATGGAGGAGGAAAGGTCCTACTATGAGGACCAGATAGTGCTGATTGAAGGATTCTCCGAAGAGGAGTGATGTTGCGTAGATGAGACACCTGGTGGTTGCCAGGTGGTCTTTTTTAGAGTACAATGGATCCATTGGTTCGAACAGCAAGACTGGGGGTGGACGTAGAGGCTGCCTGATGGTTTTTCAATGGGCGTCCAGCACCACTCTGAGACATTCTGACACCCACACAGAGCAAAACATTCCAAACCGTGCTGGAACCCACTGGAACCCACTGGAACGTGCGGAAACGTGCTGTCACCTCTGAGACACTCTGTGAAATTTTCAGGCGTTTCAGAGCCAGACACTAAGACTAAATAGCAACCCAACACCCACGACACCCTGCGACACATACAGCGACACCCAAAAGTTATCCACAGTTTATCCACAGGTTCTCAACACCTTTCTCCACATGCACTATATTGCATATTGGTCATCCAACACGTTCCAATGTTCCATGTTGTATTTTCGTCACACCCGTTAACTATGCTATTGCCATTCCTACCAGTACCGCTATAATACCATCCATGACACACACAAACACACCCAAGCGATTCATTCAGGTCTCCGCACATAAAGATTCCAATAACTTTATGCATTGCTCCAACCTGTCTCTGATGGCTTCTGGAAAACTTTCTCCCTCTATGGCTCTTGCTGAGTTGGAGAAAATGGCTTCTGAGTATTCTTCTTCTGGTTATACTATTGAATGGATACAAAAAGATTTTGATTCTTTTGATGAAGAATATTATGGAGATTTATTCGTATGAAACAAAACTTCTTTCCCACCCTCAATTCTGCTCTTGAATCTGAAGGATTATTGGAATCATGGGCACTGAATTTCCCTCCACTCTCCTATAATTCTACCTTCTCTTACACTTTCGATGATGGTTCAAAGCACGGTCATTATGTCTCCGTTTATCGAGACTCTGAAGGTCGTTATGAGCGTCCGGTTCACTATAAGAGGTGATTTAAATGTTTGATTTTTTTGGCTTTATACTCACTCTGTTCAAGTGGATTTTCATTATTCTTTTTGTATTCATGTGGACAATCTTTATAATTCCCATATTTTACCATCTATTCAAATTCTTATTTCTCAATACTTGACCGGACGGATGGAGAACTTTTCTAGTAGGTTGCCATTCTCTACGGATCGTGTATAATACACTATATCAACTCGCAACAAGGACTTTTTTATGAAACAATACTCTGTTTATTTTGACGGTTCATTCATTGAAGCTACTGGTTATTTTGAATCAGTTTCTAAGGTTCGTGCATTCTTGAAACTCCGTTATTCTAATACTAAAGGAATGACATTTCAAGCGGTTTATCCCCGTCTTGAACAAACTGTTTATGAGGTTTAATATGAAAATTACTACTGCTATCTCCATTCTCGAAAAGGAACGGAATTTTCTCTCTATTGGTTTTCTTGAAGTCCTACAGGACATCCAGAAACATGGTCGTATGGTCTATTCTGAAAAGACTATGGAAGCGTTTTCTGTCTTTATGGACGAAGGTGCTAAAATGTTTGCTCTGAAGGAGGAAGAATAATGTTTAATATCTCTAAAAAATTCGATATCTTCTATGAAGTATTCTATTCTGGTACTTTTCTTGAAGCATTCTATACTCTCTCTGATGCTCAAGAATATGTAAACTTTACTAAATTTGAAATGGAGAATTATTATGGCGCATGAAGTTTTCCGTTTCTGGTCACGGAGAGATACTGCCGCAGTGTTCACTAACATACCAATTCATCTTCTGAATGAGTTTCGGTCGTATTACCCTGGTAAATACAAAATCCGTTACCGTGGTCCACGTTCCCATCGAAAGAATGATTCATTCTTGAACCGTGCATCATACTGCCTTCTGGAAGATGCAAAAACTTTCTCCGCATATCCATATTGATGGAGATTATTATGAACGAACGAATACAAGAACTTATTGAACAGGCTACCACCATTGAGTATGGTGTGGATAATGGCTTTGACCGTGTGACTTTTGATAAAGAGAAATTCGCTCTCTCGATTATTCACGAATGTGGAGATGTATTATTTAACGAATCGGAAAGATTCTCTGAATTGTATTCGACAGAAGCCAATTGGCAGTTGGCTGGGGAATATGAAATTTGCTCAATGCAATGTGTTGATAATATAGCCGTGATTGAAAAACATTTTGGAGTTGAAGAATGAACTACATTTTATTAAAAGAACTAATGAAACAATCAGAAACTGAATGTGGTTTTGATTCTAACAAGTTCGCCGAGTTGATTGTGCGTGAATGTATAAAACAATGTGAGCACGAATCCAACGATGATGAATATGACCAGTATGATATGGGACAGTCTGTCAAAGCAGAAAACATCAAAACATCAATTAAACAACATTTCGGAGTTGAAGAATGAACGAACGAATTCAAAAACTTGCTAGAGAGGCTGCTTTGGCCGAAGGCTGGGGACCTGGAGTTTGGCAAACTACATTTACTGAAAAGTTCGCCGAGTTGATTGCTAAAGAAACTATCTCCGTCCTTCAAAAACGATTCATGGGTGATTTGAACCGTGAGGACATGGAAGTCCGTAGGTGTATTGCAGACGTAAAGAAACATTTTGGAGTTGAATGATGGACGAACAAACTAAAGAATATTTTGATTATCTCGTTGCACTACGGGATTCTGGTGAAACCAATATGTGGGGTGCGGCACCGTATCTGGAAACGGAATTCGGTATTTCCCGCACCGAAGCTAGGAAGGTTCTGGTTGCATGGATTGAATCATTCGAAAAGTGAATACTTCTAGCTGACTTGCCAAGTACCAAGGACTCTGGTACAATAGACACATACACAAACAAACTCCAAAGGAAATCTCATGGGTACACGTTCACTCACTTTTGTTTACACCGACCATTATGGCTCTACCACTGGTCCTGAGCCTATTATCAATATGTACCGACAGTTTGACGGCTACCCAACTGGTCATGGCTCCGAACTTGCCGCATTCTTGAATCAGTTTGAAGCCATCACCAATGGTATTCCTGTTGGTGATACACGGAAACTGGCTAATGGCATGGGTTGCTTAGCCGCCCAATTGGTAGCACATTTTAAAGTTGGTGCTGGTGGTTTCTATCTCTACCCAATTTCAACCGATGATTGTGGTCAAGAATATGAGTATCACATTTACTCTGACCGTATCACCGTTTTTGGTTGGGGACGTGAGCACCTGTTTACTGGTCCATGGGTTCAATTCACTAAATTTTGCACTGAAAAGGAGAATGCATAATGCCGTACGTAAACACCTATGTTGATTCTGAGGATATTCTTGAAGAACTCTCCGATGATGCACTTATTGCCGAACTGGAAAAACGGGGTAAGGACTATAATCTAAATTTTGTTGATGGTGATGAAATGCGTATGATTCTCCAGTCACTCTATGAAAAGCGTAGGATTGGTAAAGACTATCAGGCTGAACTGGATGAATTAATTTACGGAATTCTGGGTAAAATTGTATGAACGAACGAATTGAAGATAATGATTTTGAAGACGGTCCGATTGTCATTTCATATGATAATGTGATGAAGGAGAAGGACTTTCTACCCATTACCCGTACACTGGCAATGGACCTTTCTGAGTCCGGTTATATGCGACCAGGTGATTTTCTAAAGTCCCTCACTGATGCAGATGTGGACGCACTACTAAAGGTTGCCGATAATGAGGAAAACCCACGCCTTTCGGAAATTCTATTGATTTCGGAGATGCTAGCCACTGGTGAAGGACTCGAACAATCACAGGATGCTGATGGGATTACACTCCGTATGAATTCATTCTGTGGTTTCCTTGCTATTGAAGGACTCTCCCGTAAAGGGCTAGTGAAAGTTTACCATGAGAATATCTCATTTGGTGAAGATTTTGGAAATAAAATTATTGTGGAAAAACTATGACTGTACCTATAGAACGAACCAATGCGGTGATTCGAACTGAAAAGTTTCTTATCTCACTACTTGATCCAAAGAAAACACCACGTGTGCCGCTATCCGTTCGGAGGGATGCAAAGTCTTTGCTCCGTCATTATCCATCGGAGTTTGAAATGAATGTGATTGCTGAACGTGAAGATGATATGGAAATTGCCGCATTCAAAAGGAAGATTTTTGGTAAGGATTATAAATGAAGAAACTAATTAAAGAATTGGCCGATGAAGCCGGTTTTCTAATGTGGGACGGTGAGGAACACGCACCAGTTGATGCCGTGGTGGATTGGTCATGTTCATATGATTATGAGTTGGAAAAGTTCGCCGAGTTGATTATCAGTAAATGTGCTGGGTTATTTCCTAATGTGTATGTGGAAATTGAAACTGACTATGGTCACACTCCTGTCATTGCGGCGGATTATATTAAAAAACATTTTGGAGTTGAAGAATGAGATTTTTTCTTGATACCGAATTCAATGGATTCGGTGGTAAACTAATGTCAATGGCTTTGGTGCCAGAGAATCTAAACGCACCAGAGTTTTATTGTGAAATTGAAGTGAAAGACCAACTTGATACATGGGTTCAAGTAAACGTTGCGCCACACATGTTTCTAGTACCGGCGAGTTACAGTGAGTTTCAACTCGCATTCTCAAGGTACCTCCTGAATATTGAATATGATGAAATTATAATCGTTGCAGATTGGCCAGATGATATTCGATATTTCTGTGAAGCAATGATTACAGGTCCAGGTGAACGAATTGTAATGCCAACGAATATTAAGTTTGAACTTGACTTTAGCATTAAGTATGAATCTATGGTGCCACATAATGCACTTCATGATGCAAGAGCGATTCGTGACTTCTATATGAAAAGAGAAAGTAAATGAGCCTTGATGTTGAGTTGATGGTTACACAACCCGTATCTGTTTATTACAATAACATCACACACAATCTAGGTAAAATGGCCAAAGAGGTTAAACTCTCAAATGGACTGTCACTGTATGATGTATTGTGGCGACCTGATGAGCACGGTTTGGTGTTGGCGAAAGATATTTCTGAACTTCTGGATGAAGGATGGAATATTCTGTTATCTGAACCAAACCACTTTATGACCTTTAACCCTGAGAATGGTTGGGGTTCATATGATGGTCTTCAGAATTTTGTATACAAGTATCGTAATGCATGTTGGGATAATCCTGATGCTGAACTGAGTATATCAAGATGAACAAAAGAATTCAAGAACTGGCTGAACAAGCCGATGAATATACAGATAACAAAATTCAACAGCCGGGAGAGTACCATCCAGATTGGCATGATATTCGTGACCAAAAATTTGCCGAGTTGATTGCGAAAGAATGTATTGAACTAAACCGACAAGAGTTATCATTCTCTGCATTTGCACGAATGTTAGACAAGTATGATGAACATTTTGGAGTTAAAGAATGAACGCAACTAACCCTATTGAAACACTCGCTGGTGCTATGGCACATGCCGCATATGAGGCATTTCCTGAATACAAGTATCAGGACCGTAATTGGGCCAAGCATGATGCATGGCGGTCTACACTAACCCGTGAAGAAATGAAAACTGCAATTGCACCTGCTGATTGTTATGTTGAAAAGTCTCGCAAACATTCATTGTATGACCTAACCGTATATTCTATGTTTGTACAAACTTGGTCTAGCACCGCATTAGGTTTTGGTGGCGTTGGTGGTCAAGCCATTACATCTGCATATGTTTGTGTGATTGAATCGGACCTCTTGGCGCAGTTTGCTGTATATTTTGGCGGCCGCTTGGCATATGTGATTAAGCGTCCCAATGAAAACTTCTTTGAAGGTATTACAAACCATAAAATGGTTGATGCCAAACTTGGACCGTCCACATATGAACGAACAGTTTAAAGAATTGTCAGACAGAATCACCGATTACCTATTCTCGGGTGGTCTATTTAATCCCGAACTTGCTAATCATTTTGCTGTGCGAGATTTATTGATTGAAATTAGGAAAACACTAAACGATGCCTAAACTATACATGCTGGTCGGTGTACCAGGTTCTGGAAAGTCCACTTGGGTGAAGAACCAAGAATTTTGGATGAAAGATTGTGCATACATTTCCACCGACAAGTATGTGGAAGAATGGGCTGAAAGTGTTGGTAAAACCTATACCGAAGTGTTTGAAGAATACATGCCCGTTGCTGTTGCAAGGATGGCAGGTGCCGTGAATGCCGCACGTGATGCAGGTAAGGACATTATCTGGGACCAAACATCCACTACAATTTTCACAAGGGCGAAGAAATTCCGAATGCTTCCGGAATATTATGCGATTGCTGTGGTTTTTCGGATCCCAGAACCCGAAGAACTTCAGAAAAGGCTTGCCAGCCGACCTGGAAAGGTGATACCATTGGAGGTGTTGGATGATATGATTGCAAAATGGCAAGAACCAACTGAAGAAGAAGGCTTTAACGAAATTTGGAGAACATGATGACAGAAAAACTTGAAATTGATTATGAAACGGCTGACCGTATTGCTTTGTTGGCACTCAAAGACCACAGAAAATACGTTAAAAAAGAATTGAAAGCACACAAGAAAGGTGCATGGATGCATCCAGAAGATGTGGTGTACAATACACAATTGCTTGAAGCACTTGATGTTGTTATTCATTATTATGGTGGTTAATGATGGCTAAGAATAAGAACATTATTTTAAACCACGAACAGATTGAAAAGCTGTATGAGATTGCACAACACTTTAAAGACATTAAACACTTTGAGGTTGAAGTTGACCATTCATCTGGCATTGGTGCAAATGTTCGAGTGAAGTTTGATTTGTTTGATAATAAAGATACAACTATTGATATCACTGATGTGAAGGATTGGTAATGAGACAAGAACTGGATAAAAAGCTATGCAAGGATTATCCAAAGATTTTTGCTAATCGTAATGGTGACATGACCACAACTGCAATGTGTTGGGGTTTCGATTGTTCTGATGGTTGGTACCCATTAATTAATTTGCTATGTAGTGAGATTCAATGGCACATTGATAAGAATGCAAAAGAAGGAACTGAACAATTTGTTGCATCACAAGTAAAAGAAAAGTTTGGTTCTCTACGATTCTATGGTGATGGTGGTGATAAAACAATTCACAACTTCATTTGGTTTGCTGAATCTATGTCAACCATTACATGTGAAACATGTGGTGCTCCAGGTAAACGCCGTGGTCGTGGATGGATTTACACTGCATGTGATGCACACACCAAAGAACTGGATTTAATTGATGACCCTGAAGGCGAGGAAGAATGAAAGAGCCAATCGTAAAATCTGATATCAATCGTTATCTGTACGCCATGATAGGTTCAACACAATTGGTCGATGGATGGTGGGATTCGGAGAATAAAGCATTTGATGGTAAAACACCGAATGAGGTGTACCAAACTGGTGCGGAAGGACGGCTGAGTGTTTACCAATACGTCCTTGGCTGTTCCGATGGCTATTGGTGAAGTGTTGTAAAAAAACAACAAAGGGCAATCTTTATGGTTGCCTTTTTTTTGGTTTCTGGTATAATAGAGTCTTATTCAATGTGAAAGGCATGTAATGCGTACAAAACAACTGATTTGGGGTCTGAATAACACTCAGAAGTTCCGTGCTATCGTGAACGGTGTTGGCTTCATTATGAAGGTGAAAGACCTTGAAGATAAGTTTGTGTTTACCACACAAAGGGTTGCAGTATGGAATGCATTGGCAACCTGTGCAAGAGAAAATGTTAGTGGTTTTGGTACCACATACACCTATTATGATGAAAAGATGGTGGCCACTAAGGTGGATATACAGGTTAACCTTCTCTGAAGGATGGACATACCTACTTATGCAACAAACAAGAATGGAAAGAGGTGAATATGGATATAAACTGGTACATGATTGTTGTTTCTATGCAACATATCTACCAAAAAATGGTTGCCATGTGGCAGAAACTGTGATATAATAGAAACACCTTGTTATGGAGAACTTTATGAATCGTAATGCAAAAGCATTCGTCCAAGCCGCTACTGAGATTTTCGGTGAGAATGCAATTTTGAGTCGTGACCAAATTCAACACGTTGTTGATGAACGGTCTGTTCCTTATCCCTTCTGGTTTGTCACTCGCCAAGAGTTTCGTTCCGGTCGTGGTCAATACCTTCTTCCTGATGCACCAAACGCTGTGCGTCATGCCGTAACTGCAATGGTTACGGAAGAACCTGCCGTTGTCGAATTGACACAAACTGCCACTGTCCATGTTCTCCGTCAAAAGAAACTTGAAGACCATGCAGATACTTCTATCCCTGAAAAATACCAAGGCTATGTTCCTTTTGGTTTCTACAAAGACCTGACCTCGATTGTGCTATCACAGGAATTCTTCCCCGTGTTCATTACTGGTATGTCAGGCAATGGCAAAACCCTGATGGTTGAACAAGTGTGTGCCACACTCAAACGTGAATGCATCCGTGTGAACATCTCCGTTGAGACTGATGAATCTGACCTGATTGGTGGTCCTACACTGATTGACGGTAACGTGGTGTACCGTGATGGTCCTGTGATGACAGCCATGAAACGTGGTGCAATTCTCTTGATTGACGAAGTTGACCGTGGTTCTAACAAACTCATGTGCCTCCAAGGTATTCTGGAAGGCAAGCCATACTTCAACAAAAAGTCTGGTGAATACATCTATCCAAAACGTGGCTTCAACGTTGTTGCTACTGCAAACACCAAAGGCCGTGGCTCTGAAGAAGGTCGTTACCTCTCACAGATTCTTGATGATGCGTTCCTTGAGCGTTTCAACATCACCGTTGAACAGGAATATCCAGAGTCCAAAGTTGAACTCAAGATTCTCAAACCATTGTTGAATGATGATGAGTTTGCGGAAAATCTTGTAAAGTGGGCTGATGTGATTCGTAAGACATTTGCCGAAGGTGGTGTCGATGAGATTGTCTCCACTCGCCGTTTGGTCCACATTGCAAAGACTTATTCAATCTTCAAAGACCGTTCGAAGGCAATTCAACTCTGTGTGAATCGTTTTGACCAAGAAACCAAGGATTCGTTCCTTGACCTGTATTCGAAAGTTGATATCAAAGTGGCGGAGGCAAACACCGCACCTGTGATGCCGACCTCACCTGATGATGAAGTACCATTCTAAACTGTGGTATTTTAACAACAGAGTGGTTGCCACCAGACTGCCACTCTGTTACAATTGAATCTGGTAAACTTTTTCTCAAAGGATATATTATGCGTACTACCACTAAAATCAACCGTCACGAAAAAATTGCTTGTGTTATGCTCTCTGGCAAGCCTGTCTCTCCCGCAGAGATTGAGGCTTGCTTCAAGGGCAGTGACCAAGAAGGTGTTCTCTATCGCCTCTCCACTAACATTTACAACATCCGCAAAGATGGTGGAATTGTCCGTGTTTACAAAGATGGTCGGAAAGTGACTGCATACCAACTGGTGAACTTTCAAGAGTTTTCTCCTGAAGGTCGTTACATCGGTAAGGTTCAACCCGTTCAACCTGTTGCACCTGTGGCACCAGTCAAACGTGAAAAGCAAAAACCTACTGAAACCAACGATGTTGCACAAGAGACTGTATAATGGCAATCAATACTCCTAATTGGGGTATTGACCCATATACCGATATCAATTTCACATATAAAGATGTTCCAATCGGCGGTAAGTTGGTGACAGGTACAATTCGTGTGCCTGAACATAAAATGGTAGATGTTCGTTCCGACCACGAATTGAAACAATATCTGAGGTCATCAATGGCTCAACAAATGGGTGAATACATGATTTCAAATGGTCTTGTTGAATTCACACAAATGCGTGATAACATAACATTTGATACCATTGTAAAGGCTCGTTGTTACCTTGCACCACATGACCAAGTTAAAATATTGAGGATGCATTATGCCGGAACTTAAAGACATTCAAATTGACCAAATACATGAGGTCAAAAAGCGTTTGTTTGCAACCTTGAATATAATGTTTGATGGAATTCCACGGGAATTGAGCGACTTTCTCCGTGATAAAGCAATTTTAACTGGCGGTGCAATTTCTTCACTCATGCATTATGAAACACCTAAAGACTATGATTTGTATTTAAATGATGCAAATGATATAATGCACTTCAAACAATATATTCATGGTATGGATAAAAACTATATTCAAGATGCCGATGAAAAATATGTTGAAGTGCAGATTGAAGGTAAATTGGTGACTGCAAATGCCACCACATTTAAAAATGGCCTCCAAGTGATTACACTTGCTACTGCTGATTCACGAAGCACATTTGATTTTGTGCATTGTATGCCGTGGTATAAAATTTCAAGCCACACACTTTACATTTCGAAGAAGCAATACAATGCAATTCTCAACAAACATTTGATTAAGAATGAGCATGAGAATGCTTATGCACTTTCACATAAACGTGTTGAAAAATACACAGCCAAAGGATGGAAATTTCCATGAAACTAAAATGTGGACTAAAAGACTATTCAGGTAAAATGCAATGGCACGATTGGTTCGCATGGTTTCCAGTTACTGTGGCAAACAATGACTGTCGATGGCTTGAAACTGTTGACAGGCGTGGTAACATAGAGTATACTATAGATGGTCGACCGTATTGGAACTTTGAATATAAAGCAAAAGGAATTTAAAATGGAATTTTTTCACTTCTATCTTGATGCATGGAAATTTTGTACAGACAATCACATTGATACAAACAATATTAAGCGTCAAGATTGGGCGACATGGGTGGTAGAAGTAGATGCGCCGAAGGTTTAGAACCATTAAAAGCAGGTCTGCTGTATCCAAGAGGATTGACAGATGGCTTGCTGAAATTGGAAGAGGTGAATCACGGAGTGGTTCCAGGAAAACTAGAAAAAAACATGTTATATGGGCTGGCATCAACAATATGTCTAAATTTAGAGCAAAAAGAATTGGTCACAAAACACCACCAAAAAGATTACTGTGGTGGAAAAATGAAGGTATACAAATGAATGATAATAACGGTGAAATTTTCTTAGGTGCAAATGATATTGCGGACCTGCTCATAAGCAAAATTTTAAAAGAGCGTTCTGAACGCCAACTTGAAACCTTTCAAACTAGGTTGAGCATGTATGCGACCAAAAAAGAATGGTTGGATTACATCGACACAATTCAGGATCTCCGCCGTTTTCAATATGAAAATGGAACCGGATATTTCTTTAATGATGATTCTTTGTCTTATTTGTTTTTCAACATTCATTCAACACATGTATCTGTTGAACTGGTTGGTGATGATGAATTCGTCAAACAGTATGAAAAACAATTCGAAAAAGATTTTGAGTTTGTAACAAACCAAATCGAATGGATTTATGCCGCTGATGGTTCTTCTATTGAGATTCCACTCCGCCATGACCGTATGCCCGTTGAAGAAATGTACCCGTTTCTTGATGGTCAAACACTCGCCGAATTCTACGATAACTTCATGCATTCGTCCGCATCTATTCTGTTGTTGATTGGACCACCAGGTACTGGTAAGACTACATTCATCCGTGGTCTACTACAACACTCTGAAGCATCTGCCATTGTGTCTTATGATTCAAATGTGTTGGAAAAAGATTATGTGTTCGCCAACTTCATTGAAGGTGAAAAGAACGTTCTCGTTCTCGAAGATGCTGATATGTTCCTGAAAGCACGTGCTGAAGGTAACACAATGATGCACAAGTTTCTGAACGTTGGTGACGGTCTTGTGACTACACGAAACAAGAAACTAATCTTCTCCACTAACCTGCCATCTATTCGTGATATTGATCCTGCACTGATTCGTCCAGGTCGTTGCTATGACATTCTACACTTTGAAGAACTCACTCAAGTGCAAGCCGAAAAGTTGGCAACAAAAGTTGGAACTAAATTGAACCGTGAGCGTGAATCATGGTCCATTGCCGATGTGTTTTTTGAACAAAACACAAACACAAAGAAAACAATTGAACGTAAAATGGGGTTTGTATGAAGTATGAAATTTCTGACCAATATCAACAATATCAATATTTTCTCGATGTTGAAGATATTCGTGAACTAAAACATGTAACACTTTCGATTAAATATCAAGGTGCTAAGTTTCCTGATGCCATCCAGTCTAAGGTTGAGTTTTTCCTGAACCCTGGTGAATGGAATCGACTGGTCGACACTCTGGCTAGCATTAAGTGACCTAGGCGCTCCAGGACGTTCCTGGTGCGTCTTTTTCTGTTGTTTTTTTGCAACAAACGTGAAATAACACTTGCCATTTTGATGTGATTATGTTATAATATATTATGAACGCAAATTATTTTCGTATGTTAATCTCGGATGAGATTCGTGAAACACTTATGTGGGCAGGTCTCGCTGAGAATTTCCGTGATATCCGGACCAAAGAAGTTGATTCAAAAGGTAAAACCTTTTATCGCCTGAAAATGATTGAGGGTGAGATTTTGGTGTATTCACCGAAGGTCATCTATATCAATGGCCACAAAACCCATTCGGTACATGAGGCTAAACGGCACCTTCAATACAACTACATTGAAAAACTTTAGACATGGCATTCTATGGAATCCATGTTGCACCGCATCATAGAAACCTATATAATCTAAGTAGTAATGCTAATATAGATTACTATTTTTATTAACCCTCGCTAAATTTAGGAGAAAACAATGTTCGCAACAGACACATTCATCGATACCGTCCAAGGTTCCAAAAAGTATTTCGTATCCGCTTTCATTACTGATGAAAAGATTCGTAAGCCACTCAACGCATTTGTTGATGCACAAACCGCATTCACAAAACAAATTTTCAAATCATTCACTGATATTTCCACACACGTTTCAGAAGAAGCAACAAACGCAGTGCAAAAAGCGGCTAAGGCCGTCTAAATAATTGGAGACAAACATGTCTTTAATTAAACAAGCACTGGAAATGTTTTGCGAATTTCTAATAGAATTTCGTAAGAATCCAAAGAATACAGGAATGTACTAACATGCAAAACGTAATTGAACAAGAATTTGATAAGATGATTGCCGAAATGAAGCAATTGGAAAATAGAATCCAAGAACTGAATTTAGATGGCATTCGTGTTAACGAAGAATTAGCCGCAACAGTTGAAATTTTAAAAAATCAGATTGATACCGTGACAGCTAAATAAACTATCTGAAACAATTCTGGTTTTATTATGGACAATTTTGAGTTATTCCTGGAACAGGTAAAGATATATCAAGAAATCGAAGAACGCCGAAAGAAAAAGGTATACGCCTTGACTTTTGGCGTTTTTTGTTTTATGATGTTGATTGGTTTTTATTTTTTTTATTAAGAGGTTATTATGGCTACATTCGTTGAAGTTAATTCTATTGCACCTAAGAACTGCAAACTTATTATCAATCTAGATAATATCATTGAGATTGCACCACTCGTTGCTGGTGGTTGTGTTCTCTATTTTTCTGCAATAGAGGCTGGTGGTCCACGTACCATGACGGTATCTGATGATTACTCCGCATTTGTGCAGTTTGCTATGTCCACGGTAACCGCCGAAGACATTGCAAAACGTTTCCCTAAAGCAAAGAAAGAAACGAACTCCATCAAAGCGCAAGAAGATGGAAAAGGTGTTGAGTTTGATATTCCAAAACTATAAAATAAATGAACAATTTACTCTTAGGTATCTTTGGATGGATTAAAGATGATTGGCGTTCTAATCGTTTTCGTTTTTGCATTGAGTTGTTGGCTTGGGCTATTAGTATCGGCTGTTCGATTACCATGGCTCTTACTGTACCCAGTCCTCCACTACTTGTTCTATATCCTATCTGGATTGTTGGCTGTGGTCTCTATGCTTGGGCTGCTTTTACTCGGAAATCATTTGGCATGTTGGCTAACTACATGTTACTTGTAACAATTGATTCTGTTGGTTTGATTAGGATGCTTGCATGAAAATTAAAATCTTCATTGTAACGTGGCAGGATCCATTAGCCCTGGATATTAATCTTCATACGTTATTTGAAGGTTTTAATCATATACCCGATGGTGTCGATATTCACGTTAACATCATCAATAATCATACAAACTTTGTAATAGAACCACGGTATGTATACCATGTGAACGTGATTCATAATACTGGAACTCCAGACTTTGCAACTGCTATGCTTGCACGTATGTGGAACACGGCACTCATTCATGGTTTCAAAAATCTAAATGAACCTGATGCTGATATCGTTGTCACTGCACAAGATGACACGATTTGGAACTACGATTGGATTCCACGATTGCTCAGAGTAATGGAACAGTATGATTTCTATGCCGATGATGCCGGTGATATGGTGTGTGCATATAAACCAAACGCAGTAAAGAAGATTGGCATGTGGGATGAACGTTTTCACTATGGTTTTGGTGAAGGTGATTATTTTCTCAGAGCAATAAAATACTTACCAGAAAAATCTTCAATCAATGATTTTGCACATGGTCGTGTATGGCAACCATCCGTTCATCTTGCAAAACGTCCAGAGCCGCACACTGAACGTTATGAGGAACAATCACGTTCACACAAATACAGAGGCCTATCATGGGCTAATTTCCTATACAAATGGAGATTCATGGAAATGGAAGGAAGATGGCCCGAAAATATTCAAGAAATGGTATTGACAACGCCTGTGGTTCCTGCTACAATATTGTATCCATATTTTGAAATGGATATTGAAAACCTAAAAGAAAAAGGATACATTGTAGATGAGGTACAGACTTAAATTATACCTTAAATATTGGTGGACACTCTGGGCTAAAGCATTGGGTGAGAAAGCACATCCAAATGACCACAAAGCCGATAAGGTTGCCATCATACGCACTCTTATTGTATTATTGTATATCATCACAAACTTTTTTATTATTGCAGGCGTAATCCGCCATTGGTGAAAACATGAACATCTTCTATCTTGACCCACATCCAAAAACTTGTGCTGAGATGCATATCTCAAAACACGTTGTCAAAATGATTATCGAATACGCCCAACTCATGTCAACTGCACACCGTGTGATTGACGGTGAAGAATATATCGATGCATCATCTGGTCGTAAAATCAAACGTTGGTGTCTTGATGATGAACGTGAGCAACAGTTGATGAAGGCATCACACATCAATCATCCTTCCGCTATCTGGTGCCGTATGAATCTGTCCAACTATCACTGGCTCTATCGCATGTGGCTACACTTGCTAGAAGAATACACGTTTCGTTATGGTAAGATTCATGCATGTGCAAGGCTCAAAGATGCCCTCCGTTTCCCTCCAAGCAAAATTAAAATCGGTGACTTCACTGAACCGACACCAGCAATGCCAAATGATATAAAAATTCCAGGTAATTCATTGGCGTCTTATCACAACTATTACAATATTTCAAAACGTGGCTTTGCAACATGGCAAGGCAAAATCAATTCACGTCCAACCCCTACATGGTATCAACAATGAGAAATACACAAACGGTGATGGCCGTACTTCAAGAAGAATGTGCAGAAGTGATTCAAGCAGTATCTAAAATTAATCGTTTTGGAATGCATGGTGAATGGCAAGGCATCACAAATAGACAGTCTCTTATTACCGAAATCGGTGATGTTTTAGCAATTATCAAAGTTCTGATGGAAGAAACCGACATAAATATCACTGAGAACGATTTAAATGTCGCCATCGAGGCTAAACTTAAAAAACTTGAGGTATTTTTACCATATGATACTTGATAATTTTTTCCCATCTACAGTTGGTCGAGAAGACCATCTAGAATGGGTTGATGTTCTTTTACCCAAAGTAAAGAACTATTTTGAAACACAACCATCGAATCAAGACTTTTATGCGAACGGTAAGACTACGCATAACATGAATTTGGATTTACCTACGCATCCGGACTATGCTGAATTCTGTAAATTCATTATGGGTAGGGGTCGTGAATTCTTGGAACTGCAAGGGTATCAATCAAATGTTATTTTCAATCCCTATTTTTTCTTGAATTACTTCCAAGAAGGTTCTGCACACGGAAAACATGTACACTCACAGTGTTCTATTTCTGGTATTTTCTATCTGCAAACTCCACCGGGTTCCGCCGACATTAGGTTTTCACCTAATCAACCATTTAGGGACTTTTTCGATTACATGTTTCTTGTAAAAGATCCAACAAACTGGTATGCATATAAACACTTTGATTACAAACCATATCCAGGTTTACTGTTGATGTGGCCTGCATGGTTATATCACGAAGTGTTACCAAATCAATCAACCGATCCACGTATTTCAATTGTATTTAATTTATAATGCCTACTTACACATTCAAAAACTCAAACACCGGTGAAGTTGAGGAACATATTCTTAAACTATCCGAATACGATAAATTCAAAGAAGATAACACACATCTGGAGCGGTACTTTGCTCCAGAAGATTTGCCTAGGTTCTCGGATGCGGCTCGTATGAGCGTTCCAGGAACCAAGTCTTACGATTCAGCGTTCGAGAAAGGGGTTATTCAGAGAATTAAGGATACTGTCCCAGGAAACACGTTAGCAAAATCTCACAAAACGAAAATGGGCAGGGAATGGTAATAAACTAACAACAAGAGGTATTAATGGCCAGCAGAAAATCTCCGGTACAAAAAAGGAATGATGTTATTAGTATGGATGAATATACACATACACATCAACCCGCAATAAACAATACACTAAAAATCAAACTAGACCATCTAAAAACGTTTGAGCCATTGACAGAGAATCAAAGATTGTTCTTTGATGCATACAAAAGAGGAGACTATTTCTTAGCACTACATGGTGTAGCAGGTACAGGTAAAACTTTTTGTGCATTGTACAAGGCACTAGAAGAAGTTCTGGATAAAAATAATCCATTTAAGAAAGTTATTATTGTACGTTCAGCCGTACAAGGTCGAGAAATCGGTCACTTACCAGGTGATGTAACGGAGAAGATGGAGATTTATCAACAACCATATGTTCAAATTTGTGATACACTTTTTGGTAGAAAAGATGGTTATCAAAGATTGGCTGAACAAGGTTTTGTAGAATTTATCTCAACATCTTTCATTCGTGGTATGTCATTTGATGATGCAATTATTATTGTGGATGAAATGCAAAACATGACATTCGAGGAGATTGACACTGTAATGACACGTGTTGGTTACCGTTCAAAGATTATTTGGTGTGGTGATTACCGCCAAACAGATTTGAACAAGAAGAAGAATGATGTTTCAGGTATTCTAAAATTCTTTGATGTTGCATATCACATGAAAGCATTTACAAAGATTGAATTTACTGTTGATGATATTGTCCGTAGTTCTCTTGTTAAGGACTACATTATCGCCAAACTAAAATATGAGGATGCAGAATGAGTACAGAAAGAGACAAAATCAAACACAGCAAACGTATTCATGCTGATGAAACGGCTATAAAGAAACAGGTAAAGATTGCGAAGTCACATGGCATTGAAGTGAAAGAGCCGCATAAGCTGGCTAAACACCATGCATTAGATTGTGGTCGTCCTGGTTGTATCATGTGTGGTAATCCACGGAAGGTTTGGAAAGAAGAAACGATTCAGGAGAAACGTTTCAAACAAATTGAGGTTGAATTAGAATGAAAAATTACCTAGTGTTCTACACGAACTTGATGCCAAAAAGGTTCGCAGGTTACACTGTGGCTTTCATCATACTTTTACGACCTTCGGTCAAAGGAAACATTCCACTCCTTGAACATGAAAAGGTTCACGTGAATCAGTTTTGGAGAACATTAGGTATTAATGGTTTGTTTTACCTTTTTTCAAAAGAAAAGCGGCTACAGTATGAACTAGAAGCATTCAGAAAACAACTTGAATTCGAATACAATAAATTCGTAAGCAAACAGGTATTTGCCAAATATCTTTCCACCAATTATAATCTGAATATTACATATGAAGATGCACTAAAATTATTTGATTAATATGTTTACACATTGCCCACCAATGGTCCTTCCTGACCTAAAATCGGAAACACACTCTGACGGCAAACGCTACTACACTTCACCTAGCGGTAAACGCTTGCCATCGGTCACGACTGTTGTTGGTGCAATGAAGAAACAAGCAATCATGGAGTGGAGAAATAAGGTTGGTGAAGTAGAAGCCAACCGTATTTCCAAACTTGCAACTGGTCGTGGTAATCGTGTGCATGACCTCGCAGAACGGTACCTAAAGAACGAAAAGATTGATTGGGTGCGTGAAATGCCGGATGCTGTGGAGATGTTCCGCACACTGATTCCTTCTGTGCAAAGAATCAATAATATACACTACATTGAACAGGCTCTATGGTCTGAACGTATTGGTATGGCTGGTCGTGTTGACTTGATTGCTGAATGGGACGGTGTACTCTCTGTAATTGACTTCAAAACTTCTAAGAAGATTAAACAGAAGGAAGACATACAGGACTATTTTGCACAGTGTACTGCATATTCTGGCATGTATGAAGAACATGTTGGTGTTCCGATCAACCAGATTGTGATTGTTATGGCTGTTGAGAATGAAAGTCCACTTATCTTCATTGAGAGGACCGAAGATCATATACATACATTAGTAGAGCATATTGAATTTTATTTGAAAAATAAGTGATAGGATAATTATGGAATATTTTCATTGGGGTATTGAAGGTTGGTTTGATGCACCTCAATCAAACATATACGCTGAGATGGTTAAATCAGCAAAAGACGGAGCACATTTTGTTGAAATTGGCGCATGGAAAGGAAAATCAACTTCCTTTATGGCCGTCGAAATTAAAAATTCTGGCAAAAAAATTAAATTTGACGTTGTTGACACATTTAAAGGATCACCAGAACATCAAAATCTACCGTGTATTATAAATGATACACTATATCAGGAATATTTAAGCAATATTGAACCTGTAAAAAAATATGTGAACACTATAGTTGGCGACAGTTCAAACATTGCAGGAATGTATGCGGATGATTCACTAGATTTCGTTTTCATTGATGGTGACCACACACTTGAGGGTGTGCGTAGAGACATTATGGCATGGTTCGATAAAGTTAAGCCAGGTGGATATCTATGTGGTAATGATGTTTTCCAAAAAGGTCATGATGGAGTGCATCAAGCAATTATGCAGTTACTTGATAACGTTGACATTTATCAGAATAATTGGATATACAAAAAACCAAAAATCGTTGAACACCTGGTTGAGGTAAATACGGATACTCACTTGAGTGTATATAATAATTACGACACAATTGTAGATTGTGCATATGTTATCACTCTTCCGGGAAATGAAACTTCAGAAAAATGCACAGCAAGGTGTGTCGATTCCCTAAATGCTGTCGGTATGAAGTATGAACTATTTCCAGGTTTCGATGGAACAGACAGAAAAGTTATCAAAACGCCGGATCACTTGAAGGATCAGCAATGGATCAAGTGGATCAAGGTTGCGGATCATCTATTGTCGCCTTCCGAAATTGCATGTGCAATGAGTCACATTGCTTTATGGGCACATTGTGTGAGCATTAATAAACCAATCGTGATTCTCGAACATGATGCATTGATGCTGAAAAAATATACAAAAATGCCAGGTCTGTGTTGTGTCGATACACTAGGACATATGTACTGGACAAATGAAGCAATAGCGAAATTAAAATTACAAAATATAAGTATGCTTCAGGAATATTTAAAAGAAAATGAATTGCATACCTTCAATGATTTTCCATTTTTAAATGTTGCAAATGAAAACTACTTGTATCAGTTGGGTCAACATGCATATGCAATAGATCCATATGCGGCAAAGAAGCTATTGACTACAGTTATAAATCAAGGCCTGACTCAACCCAACGACACACTCGTCAACATAAATGATATCGCAATAATTACATCAGGTTTCTTTGCCGCACAGAACACCAACGCATTTGATGAGTCAACAATTAGACCAGAAACACTTAAACGATATGACATCGAAAATTTCGATCATCGAAAGCCCACATGTTTTGTGCCTGGTGTAAGCCGAATCGTTAAAAATAGTGATGTAATGCAAGAACCTGCATGGAATAAAGATAATGGAGACAAATTATGGATAAAATAAACACACTTGTGAGGGATGTGCAGAGTGGTGCCATACTCAAAACTAGAACAGCCGTTAATGGACTGAATTTACCTTTGGTCGTTGAGGATGTCATAGATACTGTGTTGATAATTTCAGGACCCTACGTGGAGAGAGCTAAAAAATCGGTTGAAAACTTGGGCTATAAGCCGGTTATTGTATCGTCCTTTTATTATCCAGATAGATTTGTTCCAAATATTTCATTAAAGGATTATTACTCAGAATCATTTAGTTGTGTAGAAATACCTATAGGTTTTGTTGAAAATTCTTGGCCGTATCAAGTTAAACTGTTCGGACAACATTTAAGTTATTCTGATGTGTGTAGAATTTTCAATCATATGACTGCATGGGATTATTCGATAAGGACCAATAAACCTGTCATAATACTGGAACATGATTCAATTTTACATGACAGACATGATCTCATGCACCCTAGATTTAATTCGATAAACATGTTATCAGATATGTTTTACCATCAACATAATGATAATTGGGTTTGTGCGGCGGGTGTACATGCATATGCCATAGATTGCCGTGTCGCAAAAAGGCTATTTAATAAAATTATGAGTGAGGGAATGATTAATCCACTCGAACTATTGTTCAGAGTGGATGAATTCAATGTTTCGATTTCAAAGAAGGCCACTAAATTCAAAGAAATCCATGAATTTAGTGTTTCGGCTTATTAAGCAGTCTCTAGAGCAGTAATTCTCTGTTCAAGTGTTGTTATTTGCGCTTGTTGTTGGTCAACAATAGCTTTTAGTTCTTTAACTGCCGACACAAGCGGAGCAACCATAAATGATGTGTCGATTCCTTGATAGAGAGGCTCATCTCTGAAGTGTGTCCATGTGTAACCTTCGCTGGCATATCTTGCGGCATCTTCTTCGGATGGTTCTGGAACTTGTAACTCCTCATCACTTTCCATGGCAAGTTTAGCATCACCGTTTGCATCAATTAGTTTACCAAAACGTATGACTTCATCTTTTTTACCACTCACTGAACCTGCAATTTGTGGCGCATCTTCTTGAACTTCATGAGCAATAAAGCCCATATCTTCTTCATTATTTATTTTCCATGTCCACGATCTTGGTCTAAGTGCCGCAATAATGTCGAGTCCTGATTCAACAGGATTGATATTTTCTTTTAGTCTGTAATCCGAACTTGTCGAATAACTTGTTGTTGTGGATGAAGTAAAAATGGAACCAGTTTCTGTAGGTCCATTTTGAAACGCCATATAAACTGATGGACCAGTGGTGGGAAATTGACTTCTATGATGTAGATATACCAGTGGCGTGTTGACAGAACCGGGGTTAGGACTTTTGTTGACAATTTTAAGTCCGATGGCACTGACACCGGTAGAAACATTGTCATTTCCTTCCACTACCAATCTATTTTTGACAATCGTACCAAAATTATTCACAGCTAAACCTGAGTCTATAGTCGGAAGGTTACTGTATACCATAGGTTGACCAATTGGGCCGGACGATGGATTGTCGTATGCGCCAACTTGGGCTGATATATCTGTATTTTCAGTACTCGCAGGTGAACTGGTAGTAGTATATAAATGTGCATATGCCGTTGATACAGCTGGACCTGAAGTCGAACTATAAAAATCAAGAACGGAAACACCATTTGCCGTACCTCTTGCCCAATTGGCGCCGGCTGGCGCCGCATTGCTAGTTATTCCACTGGAGATTCTAGTCCTAATTCTGCTGCCGAAAAATTGATTCTTGTTAATCGCACTCATCGTACTTTGAGTCTCTATATCAATCGTGCCTGAAACCGCAGGAGTCGATGGTGCATTTGTGTATGATAGAGGGTTGGTTACTGAAACTTTATCCGTTTTTAGTATTGATGACATTTTGCACTTCCATGTTGTTATACATATATTTATGTATTTATAATTCTTATTTTGAAGAGGAGATAATTGATGAACTTACCATATTTAACTGACTATATTTATGTGGCCCGAGGATTTTTAGATGACGAAATTTGTCAGAAAATAATCAGCGAAAATCAGAAACTGGATGATACCTGGTCACAACACAGTTGGACCACAACAGATGTGGAAACTGGAAAATTAAAACAACATAGTAGAGATGAAGCTGAATTGTCGGTAAAGGGTGTTGATGATGAAACTGCTCAAATATTGATAGATGCTATAAACAATGCTATAATTTCATACCACAATAAAATTGGTGTAACGGGAGGCGTGTATGCACACATGAGCCATCCAAGAATAAATCGATACACACCAGGTTCAAACATGGCTAAGCACAATGATGCTATTTCATCACTTTTTGAAAAAGGTGTTGGTAGACCGACTCTTAGCATAGTGGGTGTTTTGAATGACAACTATTCCGGAGGAGAATTTATTATGTTTGATAATATGAAAATACAAGTTCGGGCTGGTGATATTTTAATTTTTCCAGCAACCTTCATGTATACACATGAAGTCACAACCGTAACTGAGGGTGAACGTTGGTCTTTTGTTTCATGGGCATTTTGATATGAGTGAATTTACTGTACATGCATTGTTTCCTATACCCGTTTGTGTTTTCAAATACAAAGATGATGTTAAGCTGCAAAATTTCTTGAGAACACAAACAATTAAATCAAACTTTACTGACCCCAAAACACTTCGGCAAATTGCTCCTGTAAAAAAACTATATGGCTCACATTCAGATGATGTTAAAGTGTTACGTAAACCCGAATGTGCGGATTTACGTAAGTTTATACTCGACAATTGTAAAATTGTTGGTAATACGGTCTTAGGTTATAATGCACCCGAATATATTGATGTGTTATCTTGGATATCAATCAAATCACCAGGCGAAGAACACGTTCCACACATACATCCAAATTCCTTCATTTCCGGTGTTTTCTACTTTGATGCGAACGTTGAAAAATGTCCAATAATTTTTGGTGATCCTGGTGTAGTGGCGGCAAAACAAAATACGATTTCTTTACCGAGAGAAAGTAAATCGGAGTCAACTTTTGCTGTGGAATCTATTTTATTGGATATAAGACAAGGTGAGTTGGTATTATTTCCATCTTATCTGAAACACATGGTAGAAACGAACAGAACTAACTCAAATAGATATTCGTTAGCATTCAATGTAGTTCCTAGATACTCTGTCGGTTCTCAAAATGAATTAACATTTTTTAATTATGGAGACGCCATATAATGCAAGTCATTCCTATTTTTCCAACAGCAATTTTTGTTCAAGATATAAGTCTAACCACAACAGAACAGACCGCACTTATTTCCACACATGTAACACCAGCCTTCACTGAAAAATTTCTGAATGGTGAATCCAACAGTGAGATGTGGTCGAATTTGTCTGACAATAAACAGGTGCTCAGAATGCCTGAGTTGAAAAACGTTCGAAATACGATTCTCGTCAATAGTAATACGCTTGTCAACCAAGTCATGGGCTACGATATCAAAGGAATGGTTGATGTTTTGTCATGGATCAATCAAAAACCTTCGGATAGAGAACATAGAACACATACACATCCGAACAGTTTTATTTCTGGTGTTTTGTATTTTGATGATGTGTATGATGAAGATCAATCTATAGTTTTTGAAAAGCATCCAGGTGTGAACGCTGTATGTCAACTAATTCCAAAGCGAAGGGTCGATATTAACACAGAATTTTCAGCACAACATGCTATAATTCCTGCTCAAAAAGGTAGATTAGTTTTATTTCCATCCCACTTGCCACACTTTGTGCCTAAAGGTGAGCCTGGAAAAATAAGGCGAAGTTTATCATTCAATTTGATGCCTGAAGGTAGCCTAGGTGATCTGATACAACTGACAGAATTTCAGTATATGACAGCACTTACACAGTAAATTTACCACAAAAACGCTTGACACCTAAATAAAAAACCTCTATAATAGGGGCTATGGTTGTATGAAGCAACTAGAAAAGTGTTCTGGACGGGGGTGCAAATCCCCCCACCTCCACCAAAAGCATTTGCGTATTAGCCGAACCAGAAATGATGTATTCGGGGGAATGTAAATCGGGAAGTGCTTTTGATGGGGGTGTACTCAGCTATTCGACAGGGCAACAAGTACAGAAGTGGACAACTCACCAGAGTAGGTGTAAAAACTAAATCAAAGTAA